ATGGTTATTGACGAAGTAGAAGAACTGGTTACTATCGACTTCCAAACCGAGTTCGATGAAAAGTACTCGAAAAAGACCAAAGAAGCAATCACAGAAGAATTCAAAAATATTCTTGATCTGCTAAAGTTCCAACAAGTTGGTCCGGATATTGCTCGTAACTGGTATATTGACGGCCGAGTCGCCTTCCACAAGGTTGTAGATGCTGCCAAACCAAAAGACGGTATCAAAGAACTTCGGCCAATTGACGTAGCTAAACTAAAGCGAATCATTGAGATAAAGAAGGAAGTTGATTCCAAGACTGGTATCTCTATGGTCGTTGGTCAGTCCGACTTTTACATCTACACAGACGTACAGAAAACTAACAACTACAATGGTGGGCAAGGCGACCAAAAGACTGGCATCAAAATTGCTCCAGAATCGGTTGCATATGTTACTTCCGGTCTGATTGATCGTAACTCGAACATGTCGCTGTCTTATCTCCATAAGGCAATCCGACCACTCAATCAGCTGCGCATGATGGAAGACTCCGATGTTATCTATCGGCTTACTCGTGCTCCACAGCGTCGTATTTTCTACATTGACACTTCTGGTATGGCTCGTACCAAGGCTGAGCAGTACATTAAAGATGTCATGGCTCGGTATAAGAACAAGCAAGTCTATGATGTCAATACTGGTACGGTTAAAGATGCAAAGAACCATCAGTCTATCCTAGAGGACTTCTTCCTTCCACGCACGACTGGTGGCAAGGGAACTGAAATCACTACTTTGGATGGAGCTCCAAGCTTGGGTTCTATTGAGAATACTCAGTATTTCCAACAGAAGCTGTATCAGGCAATGAACATCCCAATGTCTCGCCTTCAGCAAGGTCAGGGTTCGTTCAACATTGGCCGGTCCAATGAGATTACTCGGGACGAAATCAAGTTTGCTAAGTTCATCAACAAACTTCGGCTCCGTTTCAACAACCTATTCTTTGACTTGCTCAAGACTCAACTCTTGCTCAAGGGTATTGCTACACCCGAAGATTGGGCTCTGATCAAGGAAACTCTGCGCTTCCGTTATGCCAAGGATAACTTCTTTGCAGAACTGAAAGAATCGGACATGCTGAGAGAACGTCTACAGAACGTCCAGATTGCTGATATGTATGTCGGTAAGTATTACTCCAAAGACTACGTCATGAGAAATATGCTTAAGCTGACAGATGAAGAAATTGACGAGATGAATAAAGCAATGGAAAAAGACAATGCCGAAGCGGCCAAGGCTATGGCAGCAATGCAACCTGCTCCAGGCCAAGATGCTCAGAGTGGCCAAGCACAGGATAACACTCCTACGACTCCACCAAAATGGCCTACTGCAGATCAGAAGCAATAAATAGAATAACAAGTATTTTAAAGGCACCAAAATGAGTATATTAGACCAAATCCTACAAGATCAAGAAGCCGCAAAAGCTGCTCTTGGTGCTGCTTTGAATCAAAAAGCATTTGACATACTGGACTCTATTTCTTCTAATGAACAGATCGAAGTAGTTATGTACGATGACGAAGATGACACCAACGAATCAGTTGAAGATCTTACAGAAGAAGAACTTGAAGAAGCAAAGAACACTCCATATCCAAAGAATATGGCTAAGCCTATGACTGATGCCGATATCAAAGCTTGGCAAATCCGTCAAGCTTATGAGAAAAAGGCTGCAAATGCCAATAAATCTGCTCCTAAGTTTGCCAAAGCCCTCCATGCAGCTCGTGTAAAGCATGACGATGAAGTTGATGAATCTGTTGAAGAACAACTCGATGAAGCATCAGTTAAACTGAATCTTGGTTACTACGAAGTTCACCACGGTGGTCAACGCGTTGGTAAGTATGTAGCTAAATATGAAGCTAAAGAACATGCTGCTGATCTGAATGCTAAAGCTGCAAATGCTGCTACAAAAGCAAGATTGGCTAAATTGGCTAAAGCTCGTGCAAAGAATGAATCGGTCGAAGATGAATCTACTGAAGGCCTCGCAGAAGGTCTAGGTTCACTTGCTGGTCTGTCTAAACATTTGATCAAGACTGTTACTGCTGGCCGTGCTTATGGTGTCCAAGGTGCCGGCGAACACTCAGAAGTTGAAACTCATGCAGTCAAGAATAAGTCCGGTCATCGTGCTATTCTGAACAAAGCTCTTGATGCAGGCCATGTTCCAGTTGTATATGTAAACGGTAAGATCCACTCTGCCGGTAAATCTAATAGTTCTAGCTATGGTCGTCCTGACTATGCCATCCATTCTGGTGATGAACAACAGACACAAAGACAAGTTACATACTCGAAGGGTTATCGCTCTGGTGGCAAAATGCACTACCCAGAGCCACACGTTGGTCAGAACCCACGGTACTCAAAAGGTGATGCTCTTGAAAAGTTGACTCCAGGCCATGAAGCTTCCTTCTATAAGGAAAACAAGGTCGAAGTTAAGGTTATTCACCCAGACAAAGAACGTCAGAAACTTCATGCTCAGCGTACAAATGCTCGTCCAGAAACACAGACTAACTATGTAAATACAAAGCCTGGTGATAAGCATGCTTCCCAGTATGTTGACGGTAAGACTAAGACTTCTGTTACCTCTGCTGGTGACAACCTGAAGTCTATCAAGACTGCTGCTGCCCTTAAATTGGCTACTCAGAAACTTGGTGGTGATAATTCTTCTGCTAACAAGAAGGCTATGGATCTGCATGCCGAACTTGGTGCTCACCTTGCTAAGGGTGACCACAAAAATGCGATCAATACTGCTAACAAACTTGCCGACCACGTCCGCCAACAAGGTCTGTCTACCCATGCAGATAAGATTGCTGACTACGCAAAGAATCTTAAAGATCTGAAGTCTCGTTACGACAAGTCTTATGCTAAGTCTAACCTTGCCAAACTTCGTGGTGATAAGGTTGATGAATCAGAAGAACTCACAGAAGCTCTGGAAGCTATGTTGGTTGAAATGCTTGATACCAATGAAGCTGTAGTCGGTGGATCTGTAAAGAAGGATCACTACGGTAACATTCTTCATGTTAAGACTGTACCTGATTCTGCTAAGCTAACTCCAGCACAGATCAAGGCACACCACGACAAAATCCAAAAAGAACGCCAAAAAGAACATGAAGCCCGTTCTTCAACTCGTTCATCTGGCCAACCACTTGATACGGAAGAATAAAAATGGCTCTAGTTAAGAAAATTCTCAAAGCAACACCACGCGAAGTGGTAGTTAAATGGACCGGTTCTGGCACAGATACATTGACTCTAGCTTCCTTGGTTGCTGGCGCCCAAACTGTCACCGGCACACCTGAAGTAACTATTGATTCAATGTCAGTAACTAATTCTGGTGCTACTACCATCACACGTAATGCTGAAATTGCATTTCAAGTAAACGGTAACTACGACTACAACATGGGCCCTATGGGCTTCGGTAATGTTGCTGAAAATGCAACTTTTGACATTGCAGTCAACATGGTTGCTGTTGGCACTACAATCCTACGTGTTCGTAAGGTTAACGGTTACTCTGCTCCTGTTCTATAAAGAAGAAACGTATGAAATTCCTTACTGAAGTAATTGATAATCCCCTAAGCCTGCTCATGGAAGCAGGAACAGATGGTAAGAAGAATCTTTTCATCCAAGGCCCGTTTGCTGTCGCTGAGTCTAAAAATAAAAATGGTCGCATCTATAAGAAGGAAATCCTCGAAGGTGCTATCAATAAGTATGATCTAGACTACATCAAGAATGCTCGTGCTCTAGGTGAAATGAACCACCCAGCTCGGCTGAACATTGATTACGAACGTGCTACTCACATGATCACAGAAATGCGCCAAGATGGCAACGTCTGGATCGGAAAAGCTAAAGTGTTAAATACACCCATGGGAGCGATCCTTAAGGGTTTGCTTGAGTCTGGTGTGAATGTTGGTGTGTCTACTCGTGGTGCCGGTTCTATTACCGAAGCCAATGGTATCAAACATGTTGGTTCTGACTTCTTCCTAACTGCTGTCGACGTTGTATCTGATCCTTCTGGACCAGGTTGCACAATCAATGGTATCATGGAAGGCTTCGAGTACGACTTGGATGCCAAAGGACAAGCAATCATTGAAGACATTGGAGCCCGTGCTAAGAAAGACTATGACAAGAAAGTACTTACCGAAGCACGTAAGATTGAATTATTCAAACAACTGTTGGAAGCTATCAAATGAACAAAGAACTAAAACTAATCTCTGAAGCATATACATCTATGCTTCAAGAGGCTTCTGAATGGGAGTCTAGACATGATGAGTTTACTCGTGCCGGTCAGGAAGCAAATGACACCAGCATAAATAAAACTCTGGCTGGTCTGAAGGCAATTTCTGCTAAGGCTTCGAAGAAACGTGGTTTGATTAATCAAATCGTTGGTAAGAATTCTAATGGTGATTTGTCCCGAATTGCTGTTGGTGCTGATGTTTTACACAAAAACATCTCCAAAAATAAGAATTCTAAACATGGCACAGATGACCGCAAAGAATTGGGTCAACACATGACATATGCAAATTCGCTTCTGCAAAGACATAAAGACCTTGCAGAAGAAACATTAGAGTAAGAAAAGCTCTAATAAAATACACAGATGCACAATTTTGAAAAGATTAAATAAATCATAATTCGGAGAATTAAACATGACCCTAGAAGAACGAATCAAACAAATGCTTGAAGAAAGCACAAAGCAAGTAGAGGCAACTCCAGAAGTTATCGCTGAAGAAGTGGTAGCAGAAGAAGTTGTTGAAGAGGAAGTAGCAGAAGAAGTTGTTGCTGAATCGAAACCTGCTCCAAAGGCAAAGACGGTTAAGGAAGACACACAAGTGTCCTCACAAGTAGCAGCCCTCCTTGAAGCTGAAGGTCTCTCCGAAGAATTCAAACTACAAGCAGTGACAATTTTTGAAGCAGCTGTAACAGATCGCGTACTTCAGATCCAAGAAGAATTGGAAGCTGAGTACAACGTAAAACTCGAGGAAGCTACTGCTGAACTCGAAACCAATATTGATGGATTTTTGAATGAAGCTGTCCAGGAATGGGCAGATAATAATAAAGTAGCAATTGAAGCTAATTTTAAGACCCGCCTTGCAGAAAGTTTCATGGATGGTATTCAGTCATTGTTGGCTGAACACAATATTGCCCTGCCAGAAGAGTCCGAAGATGCTTTGGAAATTGCATTAGATGAAGTTAATAAACTTGAAGAACAAGTCTCTAGTACCGATGAAACCATTGCTCAATTGCATGAAGAAATCGCCACACTGAAGGCTGAAAAGATTCTTGAGTCGTTCAAAACTAAGATGACCGACACTGAATTTGATCGCTTCGTTCAATTGACGGAGTCTGTTAAGTTTAAAGACGAATCCCAGTACGAAAAGCAATTGAGCATTGTGCTTGAAAACTTTGGTAAGATCGCTGCAAAGAAGGTAGAAAAAGTAGAAGCTATTGTTGAAACAGTTGAGGCACCAGTTGCACAACCAGTTATCACCGAGACATTCTCTTCAGTTAACCGTTATGCCCAGTACCTTGCTAAGAAACCTGCTTAAGTATTGATCACAATTAGAAATCCACAAACCAAAAAGAGGTAATTAAAATGGCAGTTCAAACCGTAGAACAACTAATGGAAAAATGGGCACCAGTGCTCGACGCTGAAGGCGTAACTCCAATCACCAACATGCACAAGCGTCAAACGACTGCCGTGCTGTTGGAAAACACCGAGCAGGACATCATCCAAACTCGTCAACTTCTTTCAGAAGCAACTCCTACATCGCAAACCCAAGGCTATCCTACAGATGGTTCCGGTTTGTCTAAGTTCGACCCAGTGTTGATCTCCATGGTTCGCCGTGCAGCTCCACAAATGTTGGCTTATGACATCTGCGGCGTTCAACCACTTCGTCAGCCTACAGGTTTGATCTTCGCATTGCGTAGCCGTTACGGCAACCAAGCTGGTGCTGAAGCCCAATTCCAAGAAGCTAACTCTGCATTCTCTGGTGCTGCTGGTACTTCCCCAGGTACTTCTACTGGTACCGGTCAAGCTGTGTACACTAACGATCCTACAAATGACTTCGTGTTCTCTGATCAGGATCCAACTGGTACTACTTCTACCGCTATCGTGGCTCCAGGCCAAGGTATGACGACACAGGTAGGCGAAAGCTTGGGTTCGACAGGTCCAGCATTTGCTGAAATGTCTTTCACTATCGAACAAATGTCCGTTACTGCTAAGACCCGCGCTTTGAAGGCTGGTTACTCAGTTGAATTTGCTCAAGACGTTAAGAACCTTCACGGTCTTGATGCTGATGCAGAACTGTCTAACATCCTTTCAACCGAAATCTTGGCTGAAGTGAATCGTGAAGTTCTCAAGACTATCTATCTTGGTGCTAAGGTTGGTGCTCAAGGAACTACTGTTCCTGGTATCTTCAATCTTACTGCTGACTCTGATGGCCGTTGGTTGGCTGAACGTCATAAAGGTCTGTTGTTCCAAATCGAACGTGAAGCTAATGCTATCGCTCAAGAAACTCGTCGCGGCAAGGGTAACATCCTTGTTTGCTCAAGCGATGTTGCTTCCGCTCTAGCAATGGGTGGTATGTTGGATTATGCTCCAGCCTTGGCAAATGACATCAATGTTGATGACACTGGTGCTACCTTCGCAGGTGTGTTGAACAAGAAAATGCGTGTTTACATCGATCCATACTCTGGTACCGCTGGCACGAACTCTCAGTTCTTCATGGTTGGTTACAAGGGCGCTTCCGCATGGGACGCTGGTCAGTTCTACTGCCCATACATTCCACTGCAAATCGTTCGTACGACCGATCCAGCTACAATGAGCCCAGTGCTTGCTTACCGTCTTCGTTACGGTATGGCTCGCAATCCGTTCTTCAATACGGCTGGCCGTACTAATGCTTACTACCGCATCGCTGCAGTACGTAACATCATCTAATCTTTCGGTTAGACAAAACAAGGGACCTTCGGGTCCCTTTTTTATTTTACAAGCATTCTATTGGTGATATAATAAATAAGTCACCACCAAAGGAATAAAGATGCAAATTAAGAAACTTTCTCGCCATGACCAAGTAGACATGGGTAAGATCCGTGAAGCAGGTAATCTGTATGAAACAATCATCATTGCCTCAGCTCGTGCATATGAACTCCGTAAAGGTGCTCCCCCAAAGATTCATGACAATGAAGATCCTTTCAACTCTGGTGTCATGACTGCTCTCCTAGAAATTCAAGAAGGATTGTAAGCTATGGATTACAATATGCTAAAAAGCAATTCGTTTCAATTCTCTATTGAACGAATCCCAGAAACTGCATTTAGAGTCACTGCAGTGAATCTACCTGATATCTCAGTTCCTGCCCCAATGTCGGCCTCAGCTGCATCAAATCAATTCTTTCCAGGTTCGTCATCGGAATTCTCACAACTAAATGTTACTTTCCTAGTTGATGAAAATCTGCTGAACTATGAAGAAATCTATCGTTGGATTACACAACAGCGGTATGATATTGGATCTGAATTTGCAACGAAGAACATCCAAGAGGATAAGCTTGTATCCGATGGTACTTTGCTCACTCTTACGAATTCTTCCAACCCAAACCGAGTGATCAAGTTCTTTGATCTATTCCCAACATCACTTTCGGCTCTGAACTTCTCTACACAGCATCCCGATCCAATCCCGGTCGAGTGTACTGCTACCTTCTACTTCTCAAGGTTCGTGCTAACATAGATTTTACTTAGATCTAAATCAATTTATAATGAAGTAATGAACACTAGATTTAGGTAAACATGCTAACTAATGAAGAACTGATGGCCGAATGGGCTATCGATTGTAAGATAGATCAGCTCAAGCTATCCGAGAGAATGTCATCCCACCCGATTCGGCATTCGAAATATCTTACATTCCTCCAAACATACAAGATTCGCCTTCGGACACTGTCTCTGAAATACATGCAGAGACGGCAACTTATGACGAAATACTATAATGGGGAAATGGACGAAGCTGAACTCATTGCTAATGATCTGAAGCAATATCTATACAAGAAACCTCTGAAGTCCGAGATGGAAACTATCTTGGACGCTGATAGCTCTCTGCAACTTATCAAAGAGAAGATTCTATACACCGAGACTATGGTTCAGGCTTGTGAAAGCATCCTCAAGGATATTGGCAATCAATACTACTTGTTTAAATCCATTGTCGACCAAAACAAATTTTTATCTGGAGTCTGAGCATGAATAAAGGCGCAATAGCCATAGCAAATGAACTTCTGTACCAATCTTCCGGAGCACAAAGAAACATGATGCTTGATTGGTTAGAGAACAATGTCAAAAAGCAAGTAATGTACACAAATAACTCCGATATTACCTACATCATTGGTGAATCAGAACTTTTTGACGAGCCAGTGTTCAATGGAAAATATCCTGTGTACCACATGTTATTTGATCTTCAAGACCGAACAGATCTTAAAATCTCTGTATACAAGACTGTGTCTAAAATCTACGTATGAGTGATATTGTAGTAACAAAGCACAACGAGTCTTTTGTACGAGTTAAGTGTGATCCGGATATAGCCCGGGAAATCTCAGATACCTACACATTTGAAGTACCGGGAGCAAAGTTCTCGCCGATGTACAAGATGGGTCGTTGGGACGGAAAAATCCGCATCTTCAATCTAGGACCAAGAACTCTGCCATACGGTTTGGTTGCAGAACTCAAGAAATTTGCTGAATCACGTTCATATTCTATTGAGATAGATATTCCCGAGCATACCGACGTTGGACTCACATATAAAGACATCCAGGATTTTGCCGGAACTCTGGGCATTGAGAAACGAATTCCACCAATTGAGATTCGTGACTACCAAATCAATGGAGCATACCAAGCACTAAAGAATAAACGAGCAATCCTCCATGCAGCTACCGGAGCAGGAAAGTCTCTAGTTCTTTTTATCATTTGCCGATACATAGTGGATGAACTTCAGATGCGTGTGCTGATTGTTGTGCCTACAATTTCTTTGACCTCTCAGATGAAGTCAGATTTTGCAGACTACGCTTCTGGTACCGATTGGTCAGCAGATGACAATGTACATTGTATTACAGCAGGCGTAGATAAAAATATCAAGAAGCCTATCACAGTTTCTACTTTCCAATCTATCTATAAGATGCCATCTGAATGGCTGAATCAGTTCGGTGCTATGATTGGAGACGAAGGCCATAAAATTGTAGCAAAAACTATCACGGGCATCTATGAACGTGCAACTGATGTTGAGTACAAACTTGCCTGTACTGGAACTCTTCATGATATGAAATGTAACCTTCTAGTAATGAAGGGCATCACAGGTGAAGTGTATGAAATTGCTACCACTGCAACTCTGATTGAGAACAAACAACTGGTGCCACTTACAATCAAAGCAATCATTCTAAACCATCCACCCGAAGTCGCTAAGGCTATGAAGAAGGTTGATTATGACACGGAGATAAAGTACATTGTGTCTAACTCGAATCGGAACAAGTTCATTGCAAAACTTGCTTCTCAGTGTAGGGGAACGACTCTGGTACTCTTTAGATTCGTAGAACTCCAGGGTGAAGATCTATACAAGTTAGTGTGTGAAAAAGCACCCGATAGAAATATCCACTACATCGACGGCACAGTCACAGGTAAGGACCGAGAGCTCATTCGGCATTCAGCAAATAAAGGTGAAGATGACATTATTGTAGCCTCGTATGCTGTGTTTTCTACTGGTGTCAATCTACCTGCTATCGAGAACATCATTTTTGCTCACCCAGCAAAATCTGCTATCACAATCATTCAGTCTATTGGCCGTGGTCTTCGTCTCAAAGAAGGCAAGGACAAATGCATACTGTATGATATCTCAGACAACATGACATTCGGTAAGAAGGCAAATATCTCATACCGACATCTCGGCGACAGACTCGGGACCTATACTCGAGACGGTTTCACATACACAATCATAAATGTGAATTTTAAATGAAAGGTGAATCCTTAATGCCCGAACAAACTAAAATCAACTACCCATGCTTTGCTGTGAAACTCATGACTGGGGAGACACTTCTTACTGGTCCAATGTACATTGAAGCCGGACTTATGCATTTCCTAGCACCGGTGAGAATAAATTTTACTTCCATGGTTTTTGATGGTAAAATTGTAACACAATACGTTCCACAGCTGTACCAACCATTTGGAGACAATAAATATATCCCCATCGTGGCAGATCATGTGATCTCTATCCTCAAGGCTTCCGAGTCTGATGCTAGATTCTACAAAAATTGCTACAATGCTCTAATTATGGAAGAAACGCGGCGGCTATTGATGCTTGACTCCATCATGAATGGAGTCGACTTTGCTGACAAAGATATTATGAGTGCTCCCACCGTTATACAATGAATGATGATTATTTCCTGCAAGTTTCATATGCTAAAATTCTAGGGTCCAGGTTAGAAAGATTCCGGATCAAAAAAGAATCTCCATTTTTGGCCGCTGCACGGTGTCCAGTCTGTGGTGATTCTGCTAAGGTAAAGACAAAGACTCGTTTCCAGATCTATGAGAAGAATCATGACCTGAACTGTCTATGTTTTAATTGTGGTCTGTCAACGACTCTAACAAGTTTTCTAAAGATACATTTCAAACAACTATTCGATGAATTCTTATTTGAAAAATTTAGACACAATGCACCGGCACCTAAAAAAGAATTTGTACCCCAGAAGGTAACATATGAAAAGAAACAGACATGTGAAGCAGAATTAGATCTTCCGTTGGTCTCAGACCTACCAGATGATCACTTTGCCAAGCAATACATTAAGTCACGCCAGCTCCCAGCCTATCCATTCTATTACGCAGACAAATTTTATGAATACTCTTCCCAGTTTAATGACACCTTTGAATCAAACAAACGAGACGAAGCCCGTATCATTATTCCTTTCTTCGATAGAGCCGGGAAGATCTTCGCGTACCAAGGACGAGACCTCTCTGACAAATCAAATCAGAAATATGTCACAGTCAAAATCAACGAAAAGACGCCTCTGCTATTTGGTTTCGAGCGCCTTGATTTAAATAAACCCATAACCCTAGTAGAAGGTCCCTTGGACTCGTTGTTCATAGAAAATTGTATAGCTTCTGTGAACGCGTCTCTTGCGACTACCGCTACTTGGTTTCTAAAAGGAACGAAAATTTCAGGTGACTTGCTCACCGTAGTACTAGATAATGAGCCTCGCAATAAGGCAGTCGTGAAGGAATATGAAAAAGCAATTGACTCAGGATTAAAAGTAGTAATCTGGCCAAAAGCTGTTGATCAATACAAAGACATAAACTCAATGATTATGAATAAGATAGACCCCGTAGCCCTTATAAAGAGGAATACCTACAAAGGTTTAGTTGCAAATTTAAACTTTAATGAATGGAAGAGAATATAAACATGGTACAAGAACAAGAACATTCGGGCAATCTGATGCTGGCTGAATCAAAATTTTATATGGGTTACTCACGGTGGGATGAGGTAAATTCAAGATATGAAACGTGGGAAGAATCCGTAGCCCGAGTTATGAACATGCATAGACAAAAGTATGCAGACAAGATGACTCCAGAATTAGAAGTTGCAATGAACTATGCTCAAGAAGCATATACCGAAAAACTTGTTCTTGGTGCCCAACGTGCTCTACAATTTGGTGGCGATCAAATCTTTAAGCATGAATCTCGTATGTACAATTGCTCTGTTTCTTATGTTGACCGTCCAGCATTCTTCAACGAATGCATGTATCTTATGCTCTCGGGTTGTGGAGTCGGTTTCTCTGTCGGCAAGAAACGTATTGACAAACTTCCTTCTATTGCTCGCCGGTCACAGAAGAAGGCAAAGATCTATCAGGTGCCAGATTCTATTGAAGGTTGGGCTGAGGCATTTGGTGTTCTGCTAAGTTCATATTTCACTGAGGGTGCAACTCACCCCGAGTTCCGTGGTTGCCAGGTTCACTTTGACTTTACAAAGATTCGCCCTTCTGGTGCCAAAATCTCTGGTGGTTTCAAGGCTCCAGGCCCAGATGGACTACGAGCGGCTTTGGTCAAATGTGAAGATGTGTTGGAAAACCTGCTTGAAGAGAAGCCTATCACAAAACTGAACTCGATCACAGCCTACGACTTCGTGATGCACATGTCCGATGCCGTACTTTCTGGTGGTGTTCGCCGCTCAGCAACAATCTGTGTCTTCGACAAAGATGACCATGATATGCTGAAGGCAAAGACCGGTGATTGGTTTATTACCAACCCACAACGTGGTCGTTCTAACAATTCAGCTCTCATTATCCGTGACGAACTGACCCGTGATGAATGGCATCAAATTATGAAGTCGGTCAAGGACTTTGGTGAGCCAGGATTCATCTTTGCTGAATCCGATGACTTCATGTGGAATCCTTGTGTAGAAATTGGTATGCTTCCACAAACCGAAGATTACGTGTCTGGCTTCCAATTCTGCAACCTTACAGAGATCAATGGTCGCAAATGTATAGATAAGGCTACGTTCCTCCGTGCTTGCCGTGCATCTGCAATTCTTGGTACTATCCAGGCTGGGTATACAAACTTCAAATATGTTTCTGAAGCTACTCGTAAAATCACAGAGCGCGAAGCTCTCATCGGTTGCTCTATTACCGGTTGGATGAACAATCCAGACATCTTGTTTGACAAACAAAACATGATTGAAGGTGCTACACTGATCAAGGAAGTCAATGCTCAGATGGCCGACATTCTTGGTATCAACCATGCTGCTCGTACTACCTGTGTGAAACCATCTGGTAATGCTTCTACCCTATTGGCTTCGGGTTCTGGTATTCATGGTGAGCATGCTGAATTGTTCTTCCGTCACGTGCAGATGAATGTGAACGACGAAGTCGCAAAGCATATCCAGGCTATCAATCCAAAGATGGTAGAAAAATCAGTCTGGTCACCAAACGGCACAGATGTAGTTGTAGCATTTCCTATCATTACCAAGCCTGGTTCTAAGTATAAATCCGAGTTGCTTGGTGTGAAACAACTTGAGTACGTAAAACTTGCCCAACAGTACTGGGTAGAATATGGCACCAATGTAGAATTATGTGCCCATCCAAAACTCCGGCACAATGTTTCTAATACTATCACCGTAGATAACTGGGATGAAGTAGAACAATACTTGTTTGACAACCGCCAATTCTTTGCTGGTGTCTCACTTATGGCAGGGTCAGGCGACAAGGCATATGCTCAGGCACCATTTACTGAAGTGCTAACGTTTGAGAAGATCGTAGAACTGCATGGTGAAGGTTCACTATTCGCGTCAGGTCTAATCGTAGAGGCGTTAAGAGCTTACAATGAGAACCTTTGGCTCGCTTGTGATACATTGGTCGGTAAGGGTCTTAAATTGTCTACGGAATCGGAAGATTTGCTGAAACGTGACTGGATTCGCAGAGCTACCAAGTTTGCCTCCAACTACTTCAAGGGTGATTCGGACTCCATGATTGCATGTCTCAAAGATTGCTACAATTTACACAAATGGTCCAACATCAACCGTTCTATGTACCACATCGACTTCTCTAAGGAACTACAAGCTCAACAGTATGTTTCTGTAGATTCTCTTGCCGGTGCTGCATGCAGCGGAGGTACTTGTTCCGTAGAATTTTAATTTCTAATTTTTGATAAAATGACGTATCCGGATTTATTCTTTTTGTTTGTTATGCCGGATACGTTATTATCTCTATAGAATTTAGACAAATTACCAACTTCTATGATTTTCCCAGCTGGGGTTAATAATTTATATGTCACAACCGATCTTGTATAGTTTGTATGAGATTTTTCTGCATAGCCCAAAACATATCCCTGTGCCAAAGCTTCATTTAAATTTATCAAATCAATTCTAGCATTCTTATTAAGAAAATTGTGCATCCAAATAGATTCTTTGGAAATCCATGCATTGCTTATAGATTCTTTCCATTGATCAAATTCTTCTTGGTGCATAAATTCTTTGATAGATTTACCATACATAGAATTTTTATCACCAAAATTTCCATATTTTAAACTTTTTTCTTCTGGGCTCATTTCCGACATTAGTAGTTCAAGAGTGCTTTTGCGCTTCAATTTGCTTTCTTTTGTTTGATGTTTCCCTGGATTTTGATCTGATTTCATCCGCTTACTAGCAGATTCTCTAGATTTTTGGGTGCGGCCGGCATTCCCTAAGAATTTTGTCTTACCTTTAGGTGGTTGCACTGCCATATTTAGAATTAATGGATTTTTAAAATTTTCTAAAATTAATTCTTGTTCAAAAACATAGGCATCATATGGATCAAAGAATTCCGCAAGGATCATAGTATTGAATTGTTCAAATCTAGGTTTAACTATATCCGAACTAGTTTTGTACTTCAAAATATCTTTATGAGAAGGTAGATTGAGTTTATTTGATGTTCTACTTCCTATATAAAATGTACCATTTTCTTTGTGGGTACATAGATAAACATAGGGTAGAATTTTTTCAGATGAATAAATATCTGTGCTGGTCATATAGATCCTTAACTTGACTAGCAGGAACTGAGAATTCCGTGGTTACCATCTATTTAATGCATTAAATACTTTCCAGAGTAACTTTCTGGATTATTATGACTTGGATTTATGAGAATGAACCTGTATCTGAGGTTGACCCACAGTACATAGGTTTCATATACTGTATCACTAACTTATTAGACGGTAGACGATACATAGGAAAAAAGAAATCGACTTTCAAGAAAACTTCGATTAAAACCATCAAACTAAAAAACGGTGAGAAGCGGAAGAAGAAAATCCGATCTTTAGTTCCTTCCGATTGGGATACTTACTATGGATCATCAGAAGAATTAAAGAAGGATGTAGAAACTTTAGGAAAAGAAAACTTCAAACGAGAAATAACTCGGTGGTGTAGAACACTAAGCGAACTGACCTACTTTGAGGCCCGTGAACAATTTGTCACGGATTGCTTACTATACCCAGACAAATTCTACAATGCTTGGATCTCATGTAGAACACGCAGAGATCATCTACTGAAATTTACACAAATTGCACCAGTATGATAGAATCAACATAAAGGAAATTTTATGATCAAAACTAAACAGTTAACACAACCGATAGCGGAAAAGAAAAAAATTACAAAAGAAAAATTTTTATCTTCTGCTTTAAAACAAATCAAACTTCACAAAGCATTGCTTGATAAGTTAAAAGATGCTTGAATTTTTAACCGAATCTACAATAATAGAGATTAATAAGAATTTAGGGTATTCAATCCTAAATAAATCTCTCGTGGGTTCGGCCATTTCTTCTTGGCACTATTATAGAGATGTTAAGGATCAGATTGCTTCTGTAGTGCTAGGTATTACGAAGAATCATGCATTTTCAGACGGTAACAAAAGGACTGCTACTGTTGTATATTATGCGCTTTGTGATTGCTTAGAAATAAAACCTCTATCCGAATTCAAAATGAACATAGTAATTTTGAATATTGCTTCTTCTAAAAATATGTCAGTAATTACCGCAAGAAAATTGCTATTCTGATATGATAAAATCAATCTATGACGTCCCCTTTTGTACTATAAAGAAAATTCTTTATATACGCGATTCTAATTTTACCTATGGAATTGATGAGGACGGCTATGGCCTTGCTATCATCGATGGGGAAAGAATTCGCTTTTTCGTCGATGAGTATGGAGAAATTGATACCAACTCGATACGATACGAAAATGAAACTGAAATCAAACAACTTACCTCGACTCAAAATTAAGAATCCATTCGGAGCAATTCCAAAAATAGCAGAATCTCAAACCTTCAAATACATTAAGTATGTAATTTACTTTGTACTGGCAATCTCGCTATTGACCGGTGCCTTGTATCTAAATGTGATCCGTGAACAAGTGCTTTATCTTCAAAGCAAACCAGCAGAATCAGTAGCAATAAACGAAGGATTGATCCTAGACAAGACTGCATATATTATTGCCCGAGATGGTAATGTAGAACCAGGTGTTGCAAAGAAATATGCAGTTTGGATCTATGAAGCATCTGCAAAATACTCATTAGATCCTACACTACTACTTTCTGTCATGGCTACGGAATCTGGATTCAACTATAAAGCAGTCTCACCTTTTGGTGCCATCGGACTACTTCAGATCATTCCAACTTACCATAAAGAAAAGACGACTCAAGCTGCTCTGTTTGATCCAAAGCATAACATCATGGTAGGCGCGCAAATCGTACGCGAGTATATGGATATGTCAAAAACAACAGTAGAAACTCTACTTCGGTACAATGGTTCTGTCGGACAGGCTCCTGTGTATGCAACGAAGGTAATCAGTACTCAGCATAAATATGACAAAGAAATTATGTTGGCGGTATCAGAATGAAATACACACTTGAAGTGCAAGAAGTAGATGGGGAACTTGTAATTGAGTTCCCCAAAGAACTTGTGGCCGAACTCGACTGGGCTTTGGATGATGTCCTAGTTTGGAAGATTGAAGGCGAAACTATTACATTGAGTAAGAAATGAAAAAACTTGATCTAGTCGGACAAATTGTGAAGTTGGCTCAAGATATAGAATCGGAAGATCCTATTGACTTTGGCCTGCTCGAGGTAGATGAGAACATAGCTTACTCTCTTGTCGCTTCAAAGATACTTGAGACCTATCTCGGGAACGACCCAGAAGATCGTGAAATGATTCTATTGGCTGCCGCAACTAAACTTGCCGTTGAAAATTTTGTGTTGAATGTTGAAAAAAGGAAACGAAATGTCTAAATTGATCATGGTCGAAACTCTGTCCCAGTTTCGTATTCGGTATGTTCTGGAAGTTCCAGATGACAAGACCGAATTCACTTTGGCAGATGTAGAACTGAGAGAATTGGATGACGAATTCTCACAAAAACATCTTGGTGAAGTGTTGGTCGGACACCGTGAAATTTCTTATGACGAATTCTTTAAGCTACATGATGAGGATAATGGATTTGAATCTTGGACTCCAGAACAAAAGATGCAATGCATCAGAAAGAATGTAGAATGAACGAAAATTACCTAGTAACTCTAGCCAAAGTTAACACAAAAGAAGCATGGCATGAGTACACTCTCATGACCGATCTGATGGAACGATATGCTAAGTCGTGTGATATGCTGGCAGAGATGTGCTCAACCTCGTGGGGTTGGCAAGGTGCTAACTTAGAAGAGCCCAAGAAGGAATAATTTACACATATTCCTTCGTGTAGTATAATTGATCTACACCGAACACAAAGGAATAAGATGCTCTCTCTCAAACAAATTGAAATCGTTGTCGCACTGACCGAGATGAAGAGCTTGGAGATTGCGGAATTGGTCATGCACCTCGCAAGTGTCGATCCGCTTACCGCTCAAGTGCTGCGCAATGCACTAACTGTAGAGATTGGAGCAATGGAATGACTGATTTTGAAAACATGAAACTAAACCCACCAATTTGCTATATGCTTATTGGTTGTCCTGGCGCTGGAAAAACTACTTGGGTACTTAAGAACCACCCAGAGCTCGGCTGTGCCTCAACTGACAAGTATATTGACCAGTTTGCTGCTGAACAAGGCATTTCATACAACGATGCATTCTTGCCTAACATCAAGGAAGCAACCTCTCGTATGATCGACGAAGTAATGCACTTCCAGTTCACAGAGCAGGATTTTGTCTGGGATCAAACCAACATGTCCAAGAAGTCTCGTGCCAACAAGATCAAGAACTTGGTCGGTTATCGCGTGATTGCCGTGCTCTTTGAAACACCCGAAGTCGAAGAACTTCAAAAACGTCTGGCTTCACGACCAGGAAAAACTATTCCAAAATACGTTTTGGATTCTATGATTGCCTCATATGAAGTACCTACACTAGATGAGGGCTTTTACAAAATTATGATTGCTGAAAAATGATTTACTTTACATCTGACCTGCACATTTACCACCGACGAATCCAAGAATTCTGTCCCACCACTCGCCACGGTTCGGATTGGGAAGATATGTCCGAGCGCATCCTGAGCAACCTAGAAAATACTCTGCGTCCAGGTGACGTTCTGTACAATCTGGGTGACGTAGCATTCCAGGGTGTGAGTTTCTGTGAGAAGGCTCTGAACCGCATTCGAGCGACCGGAGTCGAACATCACCTGATTCTGGGCAACCACGACCACAACATTCGTAAGAATCAAGATCTGAAAGATCTGTGTACCTCCGTTTCTACAATGAGAACTATCACAATTGAAAAGCAAACGGTCGTACTGTGTCACTTCCCTCTGGCTCATTGGGAAGACGAAGAACGATCATTCCACCTGCACGGACACTGTCACGGATCTTTCAAGACCGAAGGTCAGATTCTGGATGTAGGAATTGACAATAGGAACCCAGCGGACATGATGCCATGGACATGGGATGAAGTAAAACAACACATGAAGACTGTGAAGCCAAAAGTTGGCCACCACGGTGCAAACTAAGGAAATCAAAATGAACTTTCAAAACATTCTCAAGGCTATTTTCCCAACTCCACCAACATTGGATGAGTACATCAAGGCTCATGATCCACAAGACATTCTCGATGTAGAAATGCTCGAGAAGCGGTACGATCAGCTGACTGTAAAGGCCTCAGAACCCGGGACAATTGTCAACTGGAATTAATGTACACATAATTCTGAGTGTAGTATAATAGACTCATATCGAAACTCAAAGGAATTGAAATGGCTATGGTTACCGTTTATGTTGGAGATTATATTAAGAATGAGACTGGTTTCTTCAAACGTGTAGAATCTATACAACTTTGCTGTGACGAATATATTATAGTCTTTTCTGACGGATCTATTATGTTACTCGATGATGTTACCATGGACAATCTCTTCCTTGAATCCGAAGTAGTTTAACTCAGGAATTTTTATTATGGCTAAAGAAACAAAAGCTCAACGTGAAGTCCGTGAATCGGAAGAACGCGGCCGTTCGCTCGTCGAACAGTGTCGCAATTATCCAGTACGTTTGATGGCTTTACTCCAACGTGCTCAGAATTGCAACTTTGAGTTGGCAGTTGATGGAATGTACTTCCGTGTGTATGACCGGGATGACCGCGACTATGATGTCTATGTAGTTGGACTTGAATTTTCAACGGATGATGATTGGAATCTCGATAACCTCGAGTTTGTAGTCCGTGAAAAGGAAGATGCGGCTCGTGAACAAGAACGTAAACGGTTGGCTCGTCAGACTGCTCTGAATAAGCTTACCACTGAAGAACGTGCCCTTTTGAACTTGCTGTAATCATGTTTTACTTTGATAAAGAGAAAAAGCCAATTGGTGGATATACCCACTGGGATATTCATGCTCTTGCACGCTGTTTGGATCCTAATGCATGGGTTGAGTTTGATGCACTCCCAGATGTTGATCCGGTCACCGGTGACAAAAAGTACTACGGTAGCTTTGGAGCCGTCAATACTTCTTTCAATATGGCAATCAATGGTCTTAAGAATGGAGTGAAGATTGTTTCTAAGAAACATCTCTGGTCCTTCAAGGATCTTCAGATCCACACAATCGAAATGCAAATCAAAAAGCTGAAAAATGAAAAAATCTAAACTTATCGCTCTGCTGAATGCACTGCCAGGTAATCCTGACATCAAGTTGTGGAATGGCATGGTCGGCGACTGGATGGAAATTGACCCAAAGTTAATTCGCCAAGATCTTGTGAAGCAATCTCTTGAGCATTGGCTTGAGATGTGTCGGCTCCAAGATTGCCAAGATCGTAAAGACTGGGATTATCAAATGCCGGCAGAAGAAGTTGCTCGTTTGACGAAGAACTATAACAAAGTAAATCAGTGGGAAATGAATCCGTATGTCAAGCTTGACCAGGTGAAGAATAAGCAATACAAGATGAAGCCGATTTTGATTATGCAAGCAAAGCCACGTGGCGTAAAAACTTGGGATCGTCTTGGAAACATTGAATATTAAGGAATGAGAAAATGAGCAGAGAAGCAGGTAAAGGGGATGCTCCCCGTAAAAGTGCAGACCAAGAAGCATATGTGGACGGTTGGGACCGAATCTTCGGCAAGAAGGAAAAGCGTACTTCCGTTAAGAAGCATACATGCCCGTACCGTGAGGAAATCTTCGGTGATCACACCAGTCTATGCGACTGTGACCACGATGCCACACATCAGTGTGCAATGGACATTTAATTTACACATATTCCTCGGTGGTTTATAATGAATCATTGAAACAAGGAAAAATCATGAGCCGTATGTCCGAACTCCACCTTCTCATCATGGATCTGTATGGTGAAGGTTTAACTGCTAAGCAAATTGCAGAGGATCTTGATATTCCACTGTATATCGTTATCTCTGTGTTTGAAGACATGAATCGGGATGAGTAATCATGTCACCCGAACGCTTCGTCCATTACATCACCGGTTTCCATCAAATGGATGCCGAGCATCTTCAGCTGTTCACAACACTGGACAACTTGATCGTCTGTCTTAAAGAAGCAGATAAATTGGCCGCAGAGAAGTTGGTTACAGAGCTAAAGCTTATGATGTATCGGCACTGTAAGACCGAGCGTGAACTCATGGTAGCTCACGACTATCCTTATATCGAATATCACTGTGAGCAGCACGGTCAGATCATCAAGAATCTGAATACTCTTGCGGCTTCATTACATAAATCGCCTTACTTTTCTCATAATTTCATTACTGATTTTGAAGAAAAGTTTTTGTCGCATTTGGACCACGAAGATATGAAATTTGCAAATTGGGTTAAAGAAAATGGTAAGTTGTAAGTACTGTAGATTTTGTGCGGCCGAGATCACAGACGGCTACGGCTACTGTAAGATTATGCTGCCGCCTTGGCTTGCCTCCAATAACAATACGAATTTTGGTGCCGATAAACTTGTTTGTATAGACATGGATTCGTCGGACGGATGCGATCTCGGCAAATACAAAGAACTTGATGCGGCAACTGAATTTTTACCTACGAATCCGGGATTTTTATGAAATGTGACAAGTGTGGATATGACGATGGCGGTACTGGTGACTTCGCTCACGTCTGTGGTCCCGTAAGTACATACAAATTTGTGGTACCTCAAGTTTACTATTATTTGATCATCACCTACCCTGGTTCTGGAACTCAGGTTCTTATGAACACAGGTGATAAAGCAATCGGCGCAACCAAAGACAATAAAGAATTGCTTTTGGTCATGGGTCAGAAATTGCTCGATGGAAATGTTATCTCAAGTTATCAGCTGGTGCAAACTGTGTCACTAGAAATCAACAAATTGAATGGACAAGTATGAGACTTATTTCATCTCAGTACATCAAATACTCGTCGTATGAAAGAACGGCAAATAAGCTGCTGAAGAATCAGCCAAAAGCCAAACCATTCGGAATGTTCCGTAAGCGGCGCCTGATGATGGGAACATTGTCTCTCCATCTCACCACTGCTGCTCGTATGTGGCGTACTTTTTGGCGCATCAAATTCGTATGAAAAAAATCGAAATCGAAATTCTACTCCCAGATGGTTCTTGCACCTCAGTAGTTGTGCAATCTGTGCCTCATATAGGAGAAACCTGCTATATACTCGGAGTGAAGTATCGAGTATCGGATGTTCTGCACACGCTTGCAGATTACGGTATGGGAGTTGGATCCGAGATTACTCTCGTTCTACAACTTCCATAAAAATTTTACACATATTCTTCTTTGTGATAGAATAGACACATCATTAACAAATCTAGGAGTTAGATATGACTTGGTTTACTTGGACACCGCTCGAAGCATGGGCAAACTTTTTTACCGTAGCCTGCATTTTTCTCGCAGGTAGGAATTCAATTCACACCTGGTGGACTGGATTGGTCGGCTCGGCTCTCTTCGGCATCATGTTCTACAACGTTCAGCTATATGCCGATGCCACACTGCAGCTATTCTTCTTGATCACCGGAATTTACGGCTGGGTCATGTGGAAATCTAAGGGTACTTCCGTCACAAAAGAACTAGAAATAAACAAGGCCGATCGAGTATGGTTGAGCATGTCAATTGGGATCGCCGTAGTTGTCGCTATTGGGTACGGTTGGATGCTACACTCATTCACAAATGCTTATGCGCCCTGGATCGATTCTACGGTACTCACGTTCTCTATAGTTGCGCAGATGCTGTTGATGTCACGCTCGATTGAGAACTGGAAAGTCTGGGTACTTGTGAATACTCTGTCCGTCCCTCTGTTCTGGAGTCGTGAACTTTATCTGACCTCTGTGTTGTATGGATTCTTCTGGGTGAACGCAGTCTGGTCATTCTTTAACTGGAAGAAATTGATGGTAAAGCAATGATGGAAACCAAATCTCTTACACCTGAATGTGATAAGTTAGACCAAATGCGTCAAGAGTTTGAACAATTGACTTCAGCTCCATATCTATGTCTTATGCGACTTGCTAAAAAGCTAGAGATAGAACGGAACATTCTGAAAGAAAAATTGGAAAAGCAATGAACAAGCTCGAAAAATTGATGGAAAAGTGGAAGAATGCTACTCAAAAAGCAGAGGATACTCGAAATGACATCGAATCATTCCTATACCCATTGATCAACATTCTCCATGGAACTGCCCCACGATACCGACTGACTCAGATTGACTACACAAAAGGTGGATTCAGAATTTGCACAGTGTCCGAACGTGACCCAGATGCCTGGAAGGATTGGATTGTTCCACTTGAGATTATTGAAGCCAAAGATCCAGGTGCCGCGGCAGTAGCATACTCAAAGAAAATGTTACTATCTAAAGATACAGAAGAACAGAATAGAATTAAAGCAGAAATTGCTCGACTACAAGGATTAATCAAATGAGATTACGACATACAGAAACCGTGTACTCAGATATAGAATTATCTCTGAGCGAACAGGACGAAGTTACACTGCACCGGTTAGAACGAATTGTCTCTCCCGGTGAATATCTTCGTACTAAGAAAGATGGAAAGATCTGGGTAATGCAAGATGACCCGGGCCACCGTCACGGTTCTATTTCAGAAGATGATGTACGAGAAGCAACAGAGCTTGACATTGCTGTGTTCACAGTAATGAAGGCAATACGAAAATTTAGGAGTGAAAGAAATGGCTGATTATTACCCAGACAAATGGATGTTGGTTGAGATTGAATCTCCCGACAATGGCAAAGTTACAAAAGTAATGGCTTCATGGTACGGCGGATTTGCAGGATCTAATTCCTGGAAACTCAGCTCTGGTGTTACCAAGATTACCAAAGAAGGCAAGATATATGCCTTCTTGAATGACTCGGGTTCAACTTACTACTGTCATGAAGATGCCTACGGAGCTTCGATGTATACTCACTCAGTATACTTGGGTTTTGAAGAACAACTCAAAAATGCTGGTGCTGGGTCGATCCGAATTCTGGACGAAGATAAAGTAATGGAAGCTGTGTTGGTATCATGAATCCAAAAATTAAGTCACTTGCTAATGTCTGGGCGAATCGCCGGCAAGTTGAAGAACGAACCGACACTGTGTACTATGTTTTCTCTGAGAAAGCACTTCAGGTATTCGCAGATAAAATTGTACTTGAAGCAGTTTGTGTGGTAAAATCTAAATGTGCAAGTCCGACTGCCTCGGAAGCACTATTGAAACATTTTGGAGTAGATGATGCTTATTGAACAAGAAATGGTGACGATCAGCAAAAAAGAATATGAAGATATGTTAGATGATCTAACGTGGCTCACATGTCTTGAAGATGCTGGTGTCGATAATTGGTCTGGATATGAATATGCAATCCAATTGTTGAAAGAAATGAAAGAAGCAAATGGCGACGAATAGATTTGAAAATTTCACCAAGGCAATGGAAAAGATTACTGAGGCACAGATGTTGCTTCAGAAGGGTCCGTGCTCTTACTATGTATCTGAAATCACAGGTGCGTATGATTACCTCATGGATCGCTTTGCTCCATTCAAAGAAGGTGACCGTGTGATGTTGAAAGAACGTCCAGATCCAATGCCAGGTGGCTGGGCTGGATCGGCTCATTTCTTGGTTCGAGGTGCTTTGGCTACTGTACGATCGGTCGATTGCACTCCGGATGGATTTGTTATCGCGGTTATATTTGATGAAGAATCTTGGATCAAGACAAATTGGGACAAGAATGGAACTCAGTCAACCGAAGTAATCCTCATGGAGCCCGGCCGGAAACACTTATATGGTTTTGGCGAAACAGCTTTAGTAAAGGTTTGATATGTCAACACAATCTGTTCAAGAATTGATGCGACAAGAATTTGAAAGGATTTCTGCACCCAACTTTGGTGCTAATGTTGGTAGATTTGCTTATGAAAGAAATTCAGTTGGTGAATACTTCAATCCTACACTCGAAGATCATTGGCAAACATTCCAAGAAGGCTGGGAAGCCGCTATGAATCAGATTCACAAGTACAACATCAAAGCAAACAGCCTCGGACCAACGCGGTGTCGATCATGTGGTGACAAGCTAATGTCTGATATGACAGAACTTTGCTATACATGCAGTCAAACACGCCATGTCTAAAGAACTTATTGATCGCGGAACTTATTATGAGATTAAAGATTACATATCAATCATAACTCGTGATAAAAACGGCAATGTGCTTTCCGCTATACACTGCCCATATATTCCAAAGGGTCTTGAAGAAAACCAAGATTTAGTTTACCGCCTGAAGAGACGAGCCGAGATTCGGCGGCAGATCTCTTCACGGAAGTCTGTACAAGAAGGTAAACCAGATCGGATTGCAGATTTGCTTGAGGAAGCGGCAACGGAGATTGAAAGTTTACAGAGACAGGTCGAATCGCTTTATTGTGAACAAGCAGGAGAAGATTGGTGAAAATTGGTGTAACAGGAACTAGGTCAGGTGCAACACCTACTCAGGTAGATGCTATATACAAGTTTCTGAATAAATGCGTAACATTCTGCCGCGAACGAGATGAGTCAATAGAACTTCATCACGGAGATTGTGTCGGAGCTGATGCAGATGTAGCAGAACTAGCAACTTCTTTGGGTATAAGAATTGTCTGCCATCCTCCGACCAAGGAAGATCTTCGAGCATTTGTAAACTCCGATGAAACTCGAAAACCATTCTCTTACTTTGAACGCAACAGAAACATCGTAGATGAAACGGAAATACTTTTGGTAGTACCATACCAAAAGGCTCACCAAACGTCTGGTGGCACCTGATATACGCACGACTACGCTGCCAAGAAGAATAAACACATCAAAATATTTTGGCCTCAGGAAACTAAATGACAACATATTACGCAACGGTGATCAAAATCTCTATTCACACAAAAGATGAATCACCTATTTTTGGTGAAAATGCTACACATATTTCAGTAGAAGATGATGGCGGAGGTGCATATTTGCAACTTGCCCAATGCAATGATTCTACCGAAAATGGAGTAGTCACCTTTAATGATCTTGCACATTTTGACGCGGTTTATCAAGCGGTAAGAGAGATGCTACCGAAAATTAAAGAAACTAAAAATGTTAAAACTTAAAGAAGCTCATGTATCTAAAGAGTGGCAATTTGCTCTGGGTCTTCAGACTGCTCGAGAATACTACAAAGACGAACCGAATTTGCTTCATGTAGCATTTTTCAATCGGTCATATTGGTTTCAAGTACCAGAGATTCTGAAACCAAAAATGAAGTGGATAGATACTTCTAGATATGACTGGGGTAAACCAGGTTCGGGTTACTGGGATGCAATTGTTCGGGAATTTGGATTCTCACTTCACAAAGATGCACTTCATATTCGATACGGTATTCAACCAGGTTGCTGGTCATCAACTGATAAGAAAAATTCAGATCACTCCAAGTGTATCTTTCTTCCATGGAATGAGCAGCGCCGGATGTACATTGATTATCTGAATCCAGATGGAACTTTGTTTGCTAGGTATCAGGACAATAAGAACGGCTCAATTAACTTTGACTCTATGAATGCAATCAGGGACAAACTCCCAAAGATTAAATTTGCATTCAAGGATTTTGATGGCGAAGAAAATGTAGCTACATGCTACCTTGAAACTTCTATGTATCGACAAGGTACTTCCTGGTGTAAGTTTCTGGGGTACATTTTCAAGCCACGATTCTATCGTAAGATGGACATTGAATTTGCCAAAGAAACTGGTCGGCAAAAAGGAAGCTGGAAAGGGGGTGTTTACGGTACAAGTACTAATATTTTAGAAAATGAAACTCCACTAGATGCCTTTAGAAAGTACGGTACCGAGGAAACACACGAAAAGTATCATGGTGTTGTTAACAGAGAATTTACAGACATTAAAATTATTTCTTAATTCTTCCTCTAAACCAACCATCGGAAATGAAAATATCTAATTTACTTTTTTCTATTGTTTTGTTATTAATCCCATTATTTACCCAAACTCGACCAGCAGAAATACCTTTGTAGGTACCATCTAAATAAAGTGGATGATCGTTGTAAATTTTTAAAATTTGTCCTTCAGGTGTGATAATAGTAATTCTATTTTGGTTCGATAGTTTATTTTTGATTCTCGATTTTTGATCCTGTGTTTCTCCCTGTCTAATATGTACAATTTCTCCAGTTTTCCATCTTGGATCTGTTTTGTGAACATTACCTAGAAATTTACCAGTTAAATCTTTTGCTTGGACTGTGTTTTCTTTTAACTTTTTAATTTTTTCATTCTTTATATCTTTGAAAACTCCAACGATCTCCCCAGTTTTCCACCTCGGGTCATCAAGAGAAATCAATCCTAATCTTTCAGAAGTTAAATAATTTTTGGCTGGGGCCATACCAGTAGAATTCATTTTGGCTGTAGCATATGATCTATTTAGAGAGAATTTGTTCATTGGAGCATTTGTTTTGAGTAAAAATCTATGCTCCCAGTTTTCACATTCTTTGATGTCATTGAATGTTTTTCTGATTTGCATTATATCCGGTTGTCCATGTTCTTCTATATATTTCTTTACATACTTTGAAGATGTAAAGTAACTTACCCAAAATTCTTTCGGAGAACATCCAGGTGCAGTTCTTCTACCATAATACCAAACACCAGTCAATTTCCATCTTAACAAATAAACATATGACATTCTTAATTCCTTTGCGTATATTCTATTTAACATTTTCTGATTCGTGGAAGGGTGGTATTAAATGACTAAACTAACTAAAGTACAAAAACTTAGGCTCAAGATCAATGCACTGGTTGATCAAATCACAGAAATTCAAGATTCATGTGATCATCCCAATGCCACCAAGAAGGGTTGCTCAAATACTGGGAACTATGATCCTTCATGTGATTCTTATTGGTACGACTGTCGCTGCCCGGATTGTGATAAGTTCTGGCAAGAAGATCAATGAACTCAAGTATCATCGTAGCAAATTTCCCAGATGACTACGGTAATTTCGTCTCTCCTTATACTCTGAGCAACTACATGGCTCGGTATAATTTTTACAGGGATTTATGATGGAACGATATAAAGAACTCTCAAGTTTGGCTGCTGATGCTTGTGTAGCAAAGAATAGCAATGCACCATGGCTTTGGGAAGAAGAATATGCCAAATTGATCACAGAAGAATGCATCAAAGCAGGTCAAAGAATTGGAGCCAACTATTGGCAACATTTGGTTGATCATGCTGATATTGAACATAACATACGTCGAGCTATTGGATTAGCTAAAATGAAAACTCTAAAGGATCTATAATGTATCTAACACGAGCAAATGTTGAAGACATATTAGCTGCAATGCAAAAGTTTCCGGACAGCCGTTCTTTTGAACTGAAAGAATCTGGTCAGTCTGGAATTGGGTCAATTCTTACACTAGTTGTTGACACAAAAGTCAATGGCCTTCCAGGTAAGTTTGAAGTTGAAATCTCAGGTGTGGCGGACTGGTAATATGACAAACGGATATGCAGATATTACTGATGTAGCAATTAAGTATGATGGTGTGATCTATTCTCTACCGAGACCAAATCGACATCACCATGTAATTCGTCTTATTGCTTCAAAGAACGGAGTCGGAATCAAAGGTCCAGATGTACAAGGTTTCTTGGACGAAAATGGTGAGTTTCTGAATCGGCAAGGCGCGTTCATTCGTGCTCAAAGAACTGGTCAGATTATTCGACCAAAAGTTGGCGGCTATCAAGGTGGTGATCTATTTTCGGAGGATCTATGGTAAGTATTGTAGAAAAATTTGTAAAGTCATACATCCAAGAACGTATGAGATTACGTGAACGGCAAGATAGCATTACCGAACTATATAAAACAATCTATGAGGTTGCTAAGACTGAGTTCCCAGAGGACAATAAGCCCACATTAGATTCATACCTTACCGAGTGCTTCGAAGATGCTATGAAGCCTGCAAACATGCTAACTGCAGATCGCGTCATAGAAATTCTGGTAAAAGAAATCGTAGCAAATCGGAAACAAGAAATTGTACTGGTTTTTCCGCGGGTTGATATGCGGCAGGCATTTCGTAAAGAATTGAAGAACGAACTGTCTAAAGTACTTTCATATCTAATACCTCCTTGCATAGTGGAAAGCATGGACCAACTGAAGTACGATAATGGTACGATTAGATTTCTCACCACGGTTTCCCACATGAGAGGCCTCCGAGTAGATCAAGTCTATTACTACGAAGATCTTCCGTTTGATCTGAAGCGCGATATGTTTCTTTGCCTGAGACCATGTGTGTCGAAATCAGAGAACATGCTGCCGTTCATTTAATTTACACATATCCACTAGTTTGTTATAATGAATCTATGAAAAAATATGTAACTGGTCTTGTAGTAGGCAAATTCTGTCCCCTGCACATGGGTCACATCTCTGTGATCAAAAAGGCATTGGATCAATGTGAGAACGTAGTAATTCTCTCATATACATCGCAGAATTTCCCGGGCTGTTCTGCTGTTAACCGAGAACAATGGCTCAAGCAAGCAACAGCCGAAGATTCTTACCGAGTCACGATTGTTGTGCTTGATGAGCTGGTGGTTGCTCTTGGACTTGAAGATGACGCTCCCGCCGATGATCACCGTAAATTTTGTGCTCAGTACCTGCTGAATACTCTTGATACTACTGTGCAAGCAGTATTCACTTCGGAAGAATATGGCCAAGGTTTTGCAAATTATCTTGCTCTGTTCTTCACCGTGAATTTTCCAAATCCCGTGAACGTTGAACACGTGATGGTAGATCTTGAACGGAAACAATATCCAGTCTCCGGTACCTCATGCCGTGCAGATCTCAAAACATTAGGATATTACGTCCCTTGGTATGTGAAGAAGAACTTCGTTCGTCGAGTGCTGTTCCTTGGTGCAGAATCAACTGGGAAAACTACTCTAACGGAAGCTCTGGGTTCTCCATTGACTTATGCTAAGACTCGAAATGTTGTACCAGAATATGGCCGACAACTGTACGATGAACGCAAGGGAATTCTTCGGTATGAAGACCTGGCTTACATTGGACAACAACAGGTAGAGATGGAAGATGCTTATGCAGCTGCAGTTCGGATTGATGAATTCCTGTACTGTGATACTTCTCCATTGACTACAAAGTTCTATTCGCGTGAATGGTTCGGCCGAGTTTCTCAAACACTCGAAGATCTTATCTGGGAACATAGTAATTCATACCACAAGGTTTTCCTGTGTGCTCCAGATTTTCCAATGGTGCAAGATGGAACTCGCCAGGACGAAACGTTCCGAAACAAGGGTCATGCTTACTATTTGAAAGAACTGTCAGACTGTGGGATTGAATATACACTGTTAACTGGTTCTATGGAACAACGATTGGAAAAAGTAAAGGAAATATTAGGTGAGTAATCTATTCAAAAAAGTTCGGATCGTACATTCTCCACTACAGGGACGATACTACGTTCAACAAAAAGGTGTGTTTGGGCTTCGATGGATCGCCACGGATTCATACGACTATGTGGCGGCACGAGACACATCGCCACACGGATGTCATGATCTAATTGATGACGCATTTAAGAAGGCACAAAAGAGGGCTGAAACACTCTTAGCACAATGTGTCGTTTGGGAAAAAGCAAATTACTTTTGGCATTAAAATGAAACAAGTTAAACTCATAGACAAATGGGGCATTGTTATCAACGGTGATGCTTATCTAGCCCCAGAACTCCGTACACAATCACTAGTTGGAATAAATCCAGATGGTAAAACTATAAAGACCTCTAGAATTGTCGGTAAGTGCCGCGGCCTGATTGCTACCAATAATTCTCTGTACATGCTTGGAGAACCAGATTCGGAATACGAAACTCTTTATCCAAATGCTAAACAACGAGTATTTGACTCCCTCGAGGAAATTGAAGTATGAAACCAGAAACATATTGGGAAGAACGGTGCTCTGCACTTGAAGGTTTGGTCGTGCGGCTCATGATGGTAATTGGGCAATCACAGCCAATGATTCAGCCACACATCACAGAGCTTACTCGGCAGTGGGATTCTATACTTGACGAAATTGATAAGGAATACAAGAAATGAGTATTACTAAAGTTACTTCGGATTCTCCATCACCTCCTTCATCAGAGGAAAGTTTTTGCTTTTGTAACGATGAAATCAGCCTGCAAATGATTTCAGGCGGAGCATCAAAAGAAGGTTATCGCGGTAAAGTTACTCTACTTCTTGATGACGGCGTGTACATTGACTACATCCGGAAAGATCTTTACGACTCCGAAGTAGCAACAAAGAATTCATATCGTAGAGAACTCGATTTGTACACAGATTTTGCAGATCGGCGAGTAGCCGAATTAAAAGCAGAAAATGAAGCAGTAAAGAAAGCAAACCTAGACTGTGTGGATCATTTCGAAGCTGTACTTGAAGATCTCAAAGCGGCAAAAGCTAAGATTGAAGAATTTAAGATTGACTATCAAATGCTGAATGATTTCGCAACACAACTTAAAATAAGTTATGTTGATCTATTTGTCATGGTAGAAAAAGCAACCGGTATACGGCAACCATTGAGGTAAGAAAATGAATCGCAATCAACGAGATTCCAATAGAAAGAATGCCGAAGCGCTCCGTGTTGTGGCTAAAGCAATTCGGCTTTCAAAGCACATTTGTGAAGAATGTGGGAAGCCCGGCGGTCATTGGGTATCTACACGGGGAAGCAGTCTACAAGCTATGATCACAGGAATTGACGATCAAGAAGGCTTTTGGGTTTGCGACAAGTTCTACGATGAGAATGGCCATCGGATCATGAATTAATTTACACATATTCCTGAGTGTTGTATAATAGACCCATACCGAATCACAAAGGAATATCATGGACTACGTAATGACACGCCTCGAAGAACTTCAGTCCATCTATTGGGACTTCTATAAAGAAGTGTACAACGTTCGTCCTCGTTGGGTTGACTTTACGAACTGCACGGAAGCAGACATCGAAGCCATGTTGGACTCTTTGAATGTCCAGGCACAAGCCGTATGGGCTCAACGTGAAGAAGATGAAAAGAACGCCAAGGCCGAGTTCGAGGGTCTGGTTGATATGACCATTGCCTCTGGCGCCAAAACCCGTGCTGATGCACTCCGTTGGATTATGGAGTCAAGTACATGTAATGGTGACTGGGAATTCCTGTGTTACGATTTCAACCTTCCCTACGGTTACTTTAAGAATGATGTTGTATGAGTGAAAAGAGAATTAAAATGGAACCAGTTCGTGTTCACGGTTTTACCGACAATCAGATTAAACATGCAGATTGCCTTTGGCAGTTGCAGTCACAAGAAGAAGTAAAGTATTACATGGCACCTCTGAAGGGACAGGATTGGACGGATGCTCAAGTGGCTCTGTCAATGCTTTCGGCAGAAGTGATGGATCAAATTGATAACATCACACCGGAAGTGCAAGAAATTTTTAGGAAATTGAAATGAACGAACAGAATCCAAAAATCTATGAAGATCTTGTACGACTTCGTGATGAGTTGGTCAAGGATGCTTTCCACTTCAATTCGGTAAAAGATCAAAAGATGGCAGAAGTTGTATTCAAAATCAACTCGTGCCTGTATAAGGGTTATCCAAGAATTAACGATGAAGATTGATTATGATTACCGTTGAAGAAATTTTAGAACTGCTCCGTTCGGAAGTAGAAACCTACGAGAATCCAGGTTCATATTGTGAATCTGAGTGGTATGATAAGTGCAGAGCTAAGGCCGAGATACTTAACGACTTGATTTATATAATTGAAAGCAGAAACAAAAGTGAATGATATGACAGAAGTTTATGTACGCAAAATGGCTTCCGTGCAAACTATTGCCGAAGTGAAGTCTATCCCTGATGCAGACAAGATCTGTGCTTACCGTGTGAACGGTTGGTGGATTGTTGATCAAGTTGGCAAGTATCAAGTTGGCGATCGTGTTGTGTATGCAGAACCAGATTCCTGGATGCCGAGTACTCTTGCACCTTTCTTGACAAAGCCGGGTCATTTTCCAAAGGTGTACAATGGTGTCGAAGGTGAAAAACTTCGCACGATCCGTCTGCGCAAGCAATTGTCTCAGGGTCTGTTGCTTCCACTTTCTACCATCACTGATGCGATGCTTGAGATTGCTGGGAAACCGATGGGTGGATTTATCTCCGAAGGTGAAGATGTATCCGAACTGTTGGGTATTGTAAAGTGGGAAGCACCACCTGAGTTTACCTCTGCTGATGCTCGTGGGACATTCCCATCTTTCATCATCAAGACTGACCAGGAACGTGTGCAGAATTGCTTCCGCGATGTAGAAGAACACTTCGAAGATGAAACATGGGAAGTCACTGAGAAGGCTGAAGGCTCTTCTATGACTGTGTATATCCGCGATGGTGAAGTAGGTGTGGCATCTCGCAATTTGGATCTGAAAGAATCTGAAGATAACACCTTCTGGAAGATGGCTCTTGAACTTGGTTTGAAGGAAAAGTTGATTATCACGGGTTTGAACATTGCTATTCAAGGTGAACTTTGTGGTCCTGGAATTCAGGGCAACATTTACAACTTGACCAAGCACATGTTCTTTGTGTTTGATATTTTTGACATCGACAACTTTACTTACTTTTCTCCGTATTTTCGGAGAGAAATCACTAAGGCACTTGGTCTGACTGATGCTCCAGTGTTGGAAACAGAAGCAAAGTTGGTGGATCAAACTTGCCAAAGTCTGTTGGACAAGGCAGATGGACAATCCGTGCTAGGTATGATGGGATGTCTGCGTGAAGGTTTGGTTTTTAAAGCCAACTCTTCTAGGAGAATTAGCTTCAAGGCAGTGTCCAATAAATATCTGGAGAAACAAAAGTGATTCTTATAAAAGATGAACTTCGGAAGCATTACGATTTGAAGCCGTGTACAAATAAGAATCATGAATTCAAAATCGGTAAGCTGATGGGTGAATGGATTTGGGCAAATGACCACTGGTCTCAACTTGTGGATGATAAACTACAAACTCTGTGGTTTTCTATCCATACAACGGAGACGGTCGATGGTCTGAAGATTCACTCGTTTACTTGTTGGAAATTAAAAGTAATTGTGGGATTTTGTGATGGGAATTAGAAATTGGTTTACTAGATCTGGTACAGATTATGTACCGTTACAAATACCAGACTATTACTATGTTCCACCGGCACCTACACAATGGACCACGACGGTAGTAACTCAGCCACGGCCATTTTACTACTGTTCGAAGCCAAATACTAAAAGATGGAAGAAATAATGGACATTTTTGAACAACTCGGGATTAACCGAGACGCGGAAGAAACAGAATCTACACCGACTTTGGTTTTCTCCAAAGGTGGTAAACTTACTCACAATGAGTGGTTTTATGATGAAGAAAAGGGCGAAGGACATTATATTCCCCGTGACATCACAGAGAATCTGCTTTGGACGGACAAGCGCGGTAAACCAGTAGCTTTTACAGCTGATGTAACTCTCGATGATGTTTTCCTGTTTCTCTCGAAGGAACCAGAAATCTGCGATATGATTTTTGACAACTGCTTCATTAAAGATTATGTGGCAGCTTGGAAGAAAGTAGATCGATCAAAGATTGTTTGGAAACAAGAATACCACGAAGATGGTATTGAATACCTCCAAGTCTATTGGGCTCCAGATCTTTTCACCTATGCAGGTAAGACTGAAATCTCTGGTCTATCTCGTGCATGCTTTGATGGCCAAGGATTTGAACTTCAAGAAGATAAGTACGAAGATGAAGAAAAGACTTATGTCCTATACAAAAAGGGCATGAGAATCAACTGGGGCATCGACTTCTCGGCACTTGAAACTTTGTTAGGTCTGCCAATCGTTCTGAATTCTAAATTCAAGATTGTTGAAGAATGGCAACGTGGGATGGAAGTAACTGGACTCAAGACAATTCTTGATGTTCACCGTGAATATACCTTCCATGAAGCTATTGAAGCAATTATGTGGGAACTAAGTTTCTACGGCATCGAAGAAGACAAACTTGCCAAGGCCGTAGAAATTGGTGAAATGCGTGATTCCATTAACTGGGACGACATCCACGGAGATACTCTGAAATGAAGATCGGTCTTCGTCTCGGATTCTGCATGGTAGACATAGTCAAAGGGAAAGTAAAGTCCTCTGATGTCTTAGCTCTGATCATCAACTCAAAATTTGATCCTCGAGCTGATGTACATTGGAAACTTATCTGGGACCATTACTATCGTGTTACTAAGATCTGGGACACAGGCCACCACGAAGATGTATACAAATTTGCCCTAAGACGAATGTATAACGCAGGTAAAATTCATCAACCGAAAATTTATGGCGGTAGAGCTCATACTCTTACAGAAGCCTGGGTAGATATAGTACCTCGTCTCACGGACTTTATGGACAATGAAGCGGCACAGATAGCAGAACAAGAATCTTTGACGATACCAGATATCCTATTATGAGTAAAGAATTTTTTGAAGCATTCAAGAATGAACATCCAGGAAACTGGGATCTGTGGCTCGGGCAACCGATGTTCTATGATTTTGCATTCTTTGTGAACCGTTCTGCCGAAGAACATGCAGAACACAATAGACGTCTAAGTAGACTCAAGAGTAAAGTATGATACAAGCATTGATCTGTGCCCTAATAGGTGTTGTAGCAATTGGTATAGCAATTAGCAAGTTACCTGCTTCTAAGTGTTCTCAAGACTGCTCTCAGGGTAGACGATGCGGATGCAAAAAAAGATTGAACAAAAACGAAAATAGTTGAGAAAAAGTTAGCTACCTGCACTAAATAGATATATGAAACATAACCTCTTATCACTGTTGAATTATCCTGCCTCCATTAATGGTGGATGCGATTCTGCACGTGCGGTCCAGTTCACACCAGAATGGGATCACACATAGAGGGACTTTGATTGTTTAGGAACACCAAAGGCCCTCCCACAAAGAGGGCCTTTTTAGTTGGTTCTTAGATAATTTACACATATTCCGTGGTATGATACAATCATTCCATACCAACAAAACATCGCTTCTGTTGGATAGGTTCTTTAAAAAGTTGTTGTTAGGTTCTGACTCACTCTAAGGTGAGTATGGTAGCTCTGGGTATTAAGTCCCAAAGAGTGAGGTGAAACTAATTAGGTGTTCCGACGTCACGCAAGTGAAGGGTAGCAATTCCAGACTCTAGTGTAGGCTGGATGTGAGGTAACGAACCGCAGAATCCGCGAGGACTGTGATTAGCGTAATGTAAGAAATTTCCCTGACAACAACCGAATGAAGAAATAATTTACACATAATGAAAGTTATGTTATAATTATTCCTTACCAAGTGAAATGATAGAGTTACACTTGAAAGTTCATTAACAATTTAGTAGACACGATTCCTCTACATCGACTTCACAGTCCAATGTCGGGATGACAACTGGTTGCTATTCGGCACGGTTGGAGGGATCATATTTTAGTACATAAATGCGTAGGCCATGCAGATATGAGGGATATAGTTCGACCGAGTTGAATTGGCAGGTTCGAGTCCTGCAAATGTACTAAAATATGATCTTCTGTGACAATAGAATAACGATAATGTGCCCGAAACGGTATGTGACAATAGTTCAAAGATAATAGAAATCAGTTTTTTAAGTACTCGCTGCTCAATAAAATATGTGCGTCATTCTAGACAAGTTCGCCACAGTCAGTAATGCCTCGAAAACTTACATGAAGTACTTAAAAGGATGATTAACTCGAAACTTAACTTTGTTTGTGGTAACAACGACCTTGCCACGTCGGAACTCGGTTAAGCGGATAAAGAACCCACACAGAAGGGATCCCTTCTGTGATGATCTGAGTGATCATTTTAAAACATACTGCAGGTCGGACAAGATTCGCGGTCTTGTTGTTTGGGTCTGAAGGTACGGGGTTGCTCCATAGTGCTGTGACTAAGATACGCAGTGTGTTTTAAAATGTTAGTTAGTGTTCTTAAAGTTGAGGACGGCAATCCGAAGACGGGTTGTGTTTGGTCAGGTAAGTTCCTTCGCTTTGCCGAGTGAAGTGTAGAATTCCTGCAGATTTGATAAGATGTAACGGATGCATACCGGGTTGAACGCCCGGGTGACTAGGTTCAATTCCTAGTATCATAATTCCAGACATCAACTTTAAGAATATTTTGGGGTTGTAGTGATAGAGGGCTACACGTCGCACTTGCAATGCGAAGATTGGGGATCGTTACCCCACAGCTCCACCAAGAGCAAATAGAAATCTTGTTTTGATGCATGGTTTCACAACGGTTGTAAGTGACGATGGGTGTTATCGGAACTTTCATGAATTTACAGGGTATGAGATAATGGTAGTCTACGAGTTTTGGAAGCTTGAAGCCTAGGTTCGATTCCTAGTACCCTGACCAGTTTGAAAGTTGTCGAGGCGAAAATGCTATAAGGAAGTAACAGGTAGAACCTTTCCTTGGTAAGTAACGGACTTTCTTTTGTTTTATGCGGGATTGGTGTTCAACGGTTTAGCACGATAGCCTTCCAAGCTGAAAGTAGGAGTTCGAATCTCCTATCCCGCTCATGCTTTCACTAAATAGTAATAGGAGATACAAATGCACTATTACTTATACGAAATTAGAAACAATATCAATGGTAAAATCTATATAGGTGTTCATAAAACTAAAAAGTTAGATGATGGCTATATGGGTTCTGGTAAAATTATTACTCGGGCAATCAAAAAGCATGGGATTGAAAATTTTACCAAAACTATTCTTGAGACATTTGAGTCTCAAGAAGAGATGTTTGCCCGTGAATTTCAAATTGTAAATGAAGAATTTTTGAGTAGAGAAGATACTTACAACCTCAGAAGAGGTGGTTTGGGTGGGTTTGATTATCTTAATGATAGTTCTGATCTCCATCTAGAAAGAACAAAATTGGGCAGAGTAAGAACCAATGAAGTATTATGTGAAAAATATGGTGATGATTATCAGAAAGTTGTTTCATCACTTGGTGGTCAGGCGAACATACTCAAAAATGGAACTAATAAAAATTTCATTGATTCTGGTAGAACTTCTTTTCTTGGTAAATCTCATACACCGGAATTTATAAAGTTTATGTCAGATCATATGAAAGAAAAACAATCCGGGAATAAAAATTCTCAATTTGGATCTATGTGGATTACGAATGGGAAAGAAAATAAGAAAATAAAGAAAACAGACTTTATACCTGATGGTTGGTCTAAAGGTAGAAAATTAAAAGTCCCTGTAGCCAAATTGGTCTAGGCAGTGGACTTAAAATCCATAATCTGTCGGTTCGAGTCCGATCAGGGACACCAAAAATTTAGTCTCAAAGTGTTCATGGACGCACACAACACTGTCACTGTTGAAGAAGGGGATCGTTACCCCTTGGGACTGCCAAATAATTTACACATATTGATGTGTATGTTATAATAAATCCATACCAACAAAACATCGCTTCTGTTGGATAGGTTCTTTAAAAATTTATTGTCTGCTCGAACACAGAGAGCCGTAGGTTGATGCTAAGATACCCCATCTAATGAAAGTTGTTGGCGTGGAATTAGTCTGATACAGAGTAACAGGGTAAGGGAAATTTCTCATTAACTTACCTAGCAGACAATGAAGAAATAATTTACACATATTGATGTGTATGTTATAATAAATCCATACCAAGTGAAATGATAGAGTTACACTTGAAAGTTCATTAACAATTTAGTAGACAGAATGACCCTAGAAATAGGGTGTCATTCTAAAGCATAAAGCGACTCTGCGATATTAAGCTTGCAGAACAATTATGTCATAGCTTTGTGGCGACATATATGCTTTAGAATGATAGATACTAAGTTGTTAGTTAGTAGTAGAGTAGATGGAAACCGAGCCGGAACAGAGTTTCCGGTCTTCATGTAGCACATAGAGTATAGCTTCATAGCGAAACGACTACATGACGAATGATGAGCAAAGTCGGTCCAGTAGGGAGTCGAGGGCAAACAACAGCGGCAAACCTGCCGAGGACAGAAGTTATATTAACCCTTTAACGTGGTTATAATAACGCCGTGTATTCCTCCTAGATTTTGGATGATTATACCGTTAAGGAGACGGTCCGGATTGTAAACCCGGCGCTTTAAGCTCTGATGGATCGTTACCATCATCATCCACCAAGTTTTACAATGCTAAGCTGACCATAAGCAAACATGGTGTAGGCGCTCCGCTGTTAACGGAGAATAAGCTAGGTTCGATTCCTAGATGGTCAGCTTAGCATTGTGCCCAATTTTATTTCCCAGTGTAGGCATCATCCGCGCGGATGCCGATGGAGTGGTCACGGATGATGTGATCCGGATAACACAGGTTCGATTCCTGTCTGGGAAGTCATTTTAATGTCGCATTGGACTTCTGGTGAGGTCATCAGCCTTTCAAGCTGAGTAGAGGGGATCGTAACCCCTATGCGACTCCAAGATTTGAAGACGCCATGGTTCCCTGCACCACAACGGCAAGCAGGACTTCAATTAATTTGCCCATGTAGCTCAATGGTAGAGCAAACGACTGATAATCGTTAGACGAAGGTCCGATTCCTTACGTGGGCACCAGCAGAATGGTAGAGTCGCTCTCTACAAAGTTTCAACTTAACAATTTCTCGAAAGACAAATTGGCCGAAAGGTTTGTGGGAAAGTGAAACAACGGGATGATCTATACCCTAGACATTCCAAGAATCTAAGCCGAAGGCTCGAATCTTAATCTAACGATTCTGAGGTCCCATGCAAACCAAGAAACAGAAGCATGATGAATTTTACAAAGCAAGTTTCTTGCAAGAAGAAAATCGTCATCCACAGCTGACGTGGGTCTAGAAAAGACGGGGGTATAAATCCTCCAGGTCGGTATGAATTGAATCAAGTGGAAAGCAAGAGCCACAAAGTAAACAGTAGAGCATCATCCCTACGCGGTGCTCTTTGCAGTGATATACTGCGTCAGGTGTCCATATCGTTTAGCGTATGTGGGTAGCATTTGAGAAAAACTGGGGTAAGAGTCCTAACGAAGCGGTGGGCTAAATTTCGGGGTGTGAGCTAGTGTGGTCATTTCAGCGACTGCCTGAAGAGCAGTAGAACTAGGTTCGATTCCTAGACACCCCACCAAAGATATGGAGAGTAATGCAGCGGGGATGGTCCTGCGACTGGCCTTGAAAACCAGGTTCTTAGAAATAGGATGGGGTTCGACTCCTCTGCTCTCCGCCAAATTAAGCAGGGCCTGACTGAAACGGGCATGGAATGTCCTGGGAACTAACAGGCGGTTCGAATCCGCACCATTCTATTTCAGCCTGCTTACTAATATATGCACCTAGAGCCCGTTGGATAGGCAGCGGATTGCAAACCCGTTGAACTCAGTTCGATTCTGAGTAGGTGTTCCAGAATAAATAGATTATACTCGGTGTGGTGAAATGGTATCACTCTTGGTTTGGGACCAAGGAGCGTAGGTTCGATTCCTACTACCGAGACCAGTTTTAGGATCGTTACAGCAAACCAAATACATTTGGCTGTCAGTTTCGATGTTCTGACTTAAATCAAAAAGTAGAGAACGATCCTGTGATATTATCTGCCGTTCGTATAGTGGAAAATACAGGACACTTCTAACGTCCGAACGGGGGTTCGATTCCCTCACGGCGGACCACTAGTAGTTTAGATTAAAGAATAAAAATAAGAACAACATGGGCATAGCACAGTAGTTCGTGTATCTGTTTGCCAAACAGAAGATCCCGGAGCGTAACCGGGTGCTCATACCAATTTTAGCCCTTGTATCCTTAGTGGTAGAGGTCCTGTTTTGTAAGCAGGGTGTGGCGGTTCGATTCCGTCCTGGGGCACCAATTCAAAACACATTCCCACATTAGTGGTTTCTTGTGTGAACATTAGGACTGAGGTTAACCGCTCAGGAGTTCTTGGCAGTGTGTTTTGAATTGGGTATTGCAGCTGTGGTGTAATTGGTAGCCACGCTAGTCTAAGAAGCTAGTGGAGAAATCCGTGTCGGTTCGATTCCGACCAGCTGCACCAAAGGATCCCCTTAGGACCGTTTGACGTCACCGGTAGAGTAGCTTTGTTGGCTACTCAGGCGTCCGATTAACATCCGTAAGTTGTAGGCGTTATTACACTACTTGGCCTTCAAAAAACTAAGTTCCGTATCAAGTAAGCGGATGAATAAATCGGTATGGACTAAGTACTCCACTGAGTACCTCTAGTATCGACACATACTCTGCATAATCGTAAGCAGATGAATATCGCGGCCGAGTGTGATGGTAGCACGGTGGGCTCATAACCCTCAGGACCTGTTCAATTCAGGGGTACGCAACCAAATTTTAGTGTGTAGTTCAACATTTAGAATGCCGGCGGATAAGCTGTAAAGCTTGTGCTAGGAGGGTTTGCAGGTGAAAATCCTGTCACACTAAACAAACTTAATTATAGAAAGGACGGGCATTGTGAGAAATCATCCATTAGTATTGACTCTTGACTCAGCTGGAATTCCACAACGCTGGTCCACTTGGGAAGAAGGAGTTTGTTACAAAGTTAAAGATTTGATTGCTTGGTCTCTTGGTGACGAAACCATTTACCGTGGTGGAAATTCAAGACTGACCGGTGAACAATCAACTGTGTCTGTGCCATCAATTGTAGCTATTCGCTCACTTGGTCGTACAAAGAATAGATCAGTCCCACTGACCAATAGAAATCTATTTGGTCGAGACAGACATATTTGTTGTTACTGTGGTTCGCACGTGAGAGATCATGATGCTACACGGGATCACATTGTTCCTGTTTCCAAAGGTGGTCCGAATACTTGGATGAATGTGGTTACTGCTTGCAAGCCTTGCAATAACTATAAAGATGACAAGTCGGTAGAAAAGGCAGGACTTACGTTGCTATATGCTCCATACATTCCTGACCGTGCAGAAGCTCTGATTCTTGCAAATAGAAATATTCTTGCAGATCAGATGGAATTTCTTACAGCACATCTACCTAAGCACTCACGTGCTCGGTTACAGTAAGAATGGAGAATGGGCAGGACGGTAATGCAGCTGATTGCTAATCAGTAAAGTTACGAAAGTAGCTTACAGGGTTCGACTCCCTGATTCTCCGCCAAAATTTAGGATAAGTTCAGCAAAACAAATACATTTGACTTTTAATCAAAACCGTAAAAATTATCCTGTTATCTTTAGGGTCAGTTCAGCATACTTAAATCCAAGCAGCCTGTCGTGAGTTCGAGTCTCACCGTATTAGTGTGAAACCTTTTACGTAGCTCAGTTGGTAGAGCAGCCGCCAATTAAAGTGACCCTGTTATACATACTCCTCGTATATGCAATGGCATGCATACGTGACTTTGAATCACGGTTAGAAGGTTCGATTCCTTCACGGGGTGCCAATATTATTGATTTTTAACTAGATGGAGTACTCCAAATGAAAGATAGAAGTGTGAAGCATTCAGAGGCCGTGGCTCGTAATACAGCGTGGGCAAAGTTGTCACCAACGGACCAATTGGCCCAGTTGGACAAATTGGGTTTGAAGGCAACCAAACAGCGAAAGAAAATTGCTGCTAAAATGGCAGCTTAATGGATTTACAGGGATATAGTGTAATTGGCAGCATCGCGGTCTCCAAAACCGTCAGTCTAGGTTCAAATCCTAGTATCCCTGCCACTAAAGACAATTTAGGTGTGGCCTTATCATAAAAGTAATGACCTAGGCTGTGAACTTAGTTAAGAGGGGGCGGTACCCTCAGGTCACCCCTAAATTGTTTTAACGCGGATGTGGCGAAATTGGTAAACGCAGCGGTCTTAGAAGCCGTAAGCTGTGGGTTCGAGTCCCACCATCCGCACCAAAATTTATCCCTGTAGTACAATGGAAAGTATACTGGTTTGCGAAGCCAGAGACAGTGGTCCGATTCCACTCAGGGGTACCAAGATTTGAATGAGAGCCTCGATAGTGGCCGGTGTGTCTTGCATTGTTGTGGAGATAAAATGCTTGAACGACGACTATAAGGGCAGGGTCCACTCCTCGTAATCTTGCTCATTCAATACATTTATGCGGATGTGGGCAAATTGGTAAAGCCGGCTCTCTCAAAAGGAGTAGTTCTGTGAGTTCGAGTCTCACCATCCGCACCAAATTATGCATCGTTAGTTCAATGGTAGAATACCGCTTTGACTTGGCGAGTACGAAAGTTCGATTCTTTCACGATGTACCAAATATGCCCGGGTAGCTCAGAGGTAGAGCAACGCACTTACACTGCGAAGGTCGAGATTTCAAAATTCTCCTCGGGTACCAAACATGGGCCGTTATTTCAACGGACAGAATTATTGCCTTCGAAGCATTAGACGGGGGTTCGATTCCCTCACGGCCCTCCATTTTAGCCTATTTTGCATAGTGGTATTGCGCTCGCTTGGTATGCGAGAGATCGTAGGTCCGATTCCTACAATAGGCACCAAAACATTAAATATTCAACAAAAAGTTGAATATGATCACCGTAAAATATCTAAAAAAGACCGCTAAGGAGATTATTAACACAGAAGTGATTGACGAAAAATTTCTCGTCAAAATGACTCTGTTGTTACTTCAATTAGCAGACCAATTAGAATACCTTGAAGAGAAGGACACCATCTCCGATTCACAGATAGGATTACTGAATACGGTCACTGAGACTTGGAAAGATGAATCATTTCAATGTCAGCATGACCTCCAAGAGGAACGAGAAATTAATGCAGAACTACGGAAGCAAATTGCAATTCTCAAGGCAGCTTTAGTACATTAGGATTACATATGAACCACAAACGCGGTAAACCAAAGAATGCACGTGCAGGTTGCTTAATGTGCAAACGACAAAAAGTTAACGGCTTCGGCCACAAAAAGAATCCTATCGAAGGATTAAGTAAAGTAGGTGGAGGAAATCTTAAACAAGAATACTTCGCAAATATTGACATCAAAGAAAGTACAGAAACTATATGAAACACACTGGCAAACGCTAGTGTAATCATGAACCCCGTTGTATGGTTTGTGGTTGCACGTAAAAGAAATTTTTATACACAATCTCTTCTGCAAGCTTTAATGGTGAAGCTCCCGGCTCTTACCCGGAAGAACACGGATCGTTACCGTGGCAGAGGACCATCAACGGGGTTCAAATTTTAAAGTGAAATATCTGACTTTTAATCAGAAGAACACGGGGCAGTACCGTGGAGCCCTACCATATCTAAATACACTATCGTTTGATCAACGACGCTTGGAGCTACCGGAACAGCATGCACCGGGTGAGGTTCGATTCCTCTAGTGTATTTAGATATGGTAATGTAGCATTAGGATAATGCACCACCTTCATACGGTGCCCAAAGTGAGTTTGATTCTCACCATTACCACCATTAAATATGCCATGCGGAAATGGCTGTCTACTATATTGTTACTTATCTCTTTTGCGGCCAGTTCACAAACTCAGCCGGATATAGACATCTCCGTCATTTCAGTTCAAATGGAAACAGCACGAGATGCTCTCAGGGCTCAAGATTATGACACAGCAATCTTAATCTTAAACAAAGTCCTTCTACTCCCACAGAATAAATTTACTCAAGAAGCTCAGGCACGAATTGGTGTTGCTTATGAACGCTCAGGAAAACCCACAAAAGCTATGGGTGAGTATAGAGCGTACATTGCTATGTACCCAGATTCTCAGATACTTGAATCAATGAGAAGGCGCCTACTTACTCTAGAGGTCGCTAACCCACAGCACGATACTGCTCCACAGTCGCCAGATAAACCCCGTGTGGCAAATACATCAACTGTAGAAGGTGCTGTTTCTACATATATGATAAGCTCAGAGTCCGATAGATCCTACATCTCAAATATATCTACATCTGGTAAGTTTGAACGTGACGAATATACTACGAAGATTAATTTCAAGGAAAACATTCGGAACGTTGAGGGTAAATCCGACAAAGATCGGTATCTGTTAAACCAGGCATCGGTCGAGGTTGTAGATACATTTAGAAATTTTGGTCTAAAACTTGGTCGACAAGATCCAGGAATTGGCATACTTGGTAAATTTGATGGTGCTCAGTTATCTATGGGTTCTCGGTCAGATGTAGAGTATAGATTAGTTTCTGGGTCACCTGCTCTAAACTATTCAGATACCAAACGAGCATTCTTTGGCGGCTCTCGAACACAGCTTATAGACTCGACAGTGTACACTGTCTATTTCAATGAGCAGATAGCAGATTCATTTGTTGAACGGCAAGCCATCGGAACTGATATTCGATACTTCAAGAACGGACTCTCGACTACGTTCATTACTGAATATGACATTGCATATAGACAAATCAACTCAGTGACCATGCAAGCTCGTGATGACCTGAATTTTGGTAGTTACTTTATTCTATATGACAAACGGAAGTCACCAGTTCTATATGGTGATAAAGCACTTCAACTGGGTCTGCTACTTGATTCAAAGGTACCGTATAACTCAGTAAACGAGGCTTTGGTTCGTTCTGGTATATCTCGGGAACAGCTGTATGATTACATTATAGCAGAGACTTCTATGTCTACTAATTTTGCTCTGGGTATTTCAACTACCAAAGGTGATTGGTCTTTATCGACGGACTATCAGTATGCAGAGATGACTGGGAACCAATCGCAGGATGGATTCTCTAGATCTAATGCTATTTCATTTTCTGCTCTAAATGCAAAATTGATACCCGGGCATGCACTTACAATGTTTCTCACATATCAGATGGGCATACAAAACAACTACGTTGCTACACTGCTGGATTCTACCTCACTCGGACCATATAGATTGGACACAATGTTCACTCAGACATCTACATCACAAGCACTTTCACTTGCTACTCACCAACCACTTGGCAAGAATGGAATGTTCGAGCTAATGCTCATTTTGAATAAGATTCGAGATGTTCTGGACAAAACTTTTGTAATAGGACTGAAATATGAATTTTAAGCAATTTCTTGGTGCATGTTTACTGCTTGGGTGCTCGAGTACATTCTCTGCTGAGTGTACTTTATATGAAACAATGCACCCACTTTATCCTCTAACTGGAGCTCATTTATCTACAGGTAAATGTCAGTCATGTGGTCAATGTCACATCAGATCAATCTTCAATGGAACACCTAGATCTTGCGTCACATGTCATAATGGAGATCCATCTAGACTCACAGTAGGTCGACCATTACTACATATCCCAACAAATCTGGTAGAATGTGACTTTTGTCACAAGACGGTATCATTTGCCACCTCTGTGACTATGAATCACCCAGCTCTTGGTGTAATAAAATGTATCGCCTGTCATTCTTCTACAAGCCCAAGATATCTTGGCAATCAGCAAAGAATGTCTATTACACACAATCAGAAGACTCCTGTGCCATTAGACTGTTCTCAAGTCGGATGTCATCGACCACTCGGCACCAAAGGCTCGTTATATAGAAGTTGGGACTGATTAAATAGTAGATAACTAAAACAATCAGAGGGCTACATGCTTAAAAAACTTTTCATGGGCTTAGCCCTAGTCATAGCGGGAACTCTATTTACCGCCACCACTGCCCAAGCGGCCGAGTGTACCTTATATGAGCAGTCTCACCCTGCATTCCTTTTGGATGGAGCTCATCTAAGTACAGGGCAATGTAACACGTGCGCATCTTGCCACAAAGGCGGTGTCTTCGTTGGTACTCCAAAATCTTGTGTTACTTGTCACAATGGAGATCCTCTAAGAACTACGGTGGGTCGTTCGCAATTCCATATCCCAACTCAGATCGTTGAGTGCTCATATTGCCACAGAACTACTGCATTTACTTCTACAGTAAACATGGATCACACGGTTGTTACGGCTCAGAGATGTGATTCATGCCACAATGGTTCATATTTGAACTATGGTAAGAATTTTGGTGGTGCGAAGCAAAAGGCTCTTACACACGTTCCGACACAAGCCGATTGTGGGTCTTGCCATACGACTCAAAGCTGGGTAGTTAACCATGCTACGATTCATGCCGGTATTACAACTGGTTGTGTAAATTGCCACAACGGTACCTATGCACCTGGTAAATCTTCTTATGCTGCTGGTCACCCAGTAACCTCGGACCAATGCGAAACTTGCCATTCAATTGATAATGCTTTCAAATGTGCGGCTCTGGTAGACAAGGTGTATGAATTCTTTGCCGTACTTATAAATAAGACCAAAATCTATTCTACTTCACTGTTTGCTTAACCTATATTTTATAGTATGAAAACTTTCAGCCAATACCTTTCGGAAAAGTTCCAATTGACAATCAAATATCATCCAACTTTGAACAAGAAGCTGTGGCATAGCTCTGAGCTGAATCCCACAGTAGCTCCTTACTTAATTGAGAACGCCAAGAAGTTTGCCACATTTTCTGGTGTTCCATCTACCTTGATCAATGACATCGTTATGACCGGAGGGAATTGCAACTATAACTACACTAAGTTTTCGGACATAGATGTACACGTGATGTGCAATGAGACTGATCTTGATACAACGGAGCTATTCGATAAGAAATCTGAGTGGACAAAGAAACACCCAGAGCTGAAAATTGAAGGTTACCCAGTCGAATACTACATTCAGGATGAGAAGGAACATTTCCCGGGTGGCCAAGGTGTATATTCTCTGCTCCATGACAAATGGCTGATTGAACCAAAGCACCTAGACCACATCGAAGTTCTGAATGATCCGAAGGTAATTGACAAGATTAAATTCTACATCCAGACGGCTAAGAATCTGATCAAAGATGGCACAGAGGAAGCTATCATGGAATTCAAGACTAAACTATGGAGAATGAGATCGGCTGGACTAGAAGGTGCAGGCGAATTCTCCGTGGAAAATGTGCTGTATAAAGATCTACGTAATCGTGGTCTGATTGATAAACTAAACAACAAATTGGATAAACTCTCACAATGAAAAAATTTCTGATACTAGCGGCAGCATTCCTTGCTCTAAACGCATATGCTGCTTGCCCACAATTCTATCCAAAGAGCCTCACAGTTATGCCTGTTGGTACAGTGGAACTTTGTAATACTTTCTTCGTAGATCGTTTTGATAAAAACAACAAAGCTACGGTTATGTCCTCTGAGTGGCTTCAGAAGTCTAAGGGATCCGGAGCAGTTGATCGTGTAAATGCTTTTAAAGCAGATGCACGAGTTGGAAAATCATCACCTACCAATTTAGATTATTACAAGTCCGACTATGACCGCGGTCATATGGCTCCAGCGGGAGATTCTCATACTCCAGAAGAAATGAAATCCACATTCTTGCTCACAAACATGACTCCACAAGAGCCAACTCTGAACAGAAACTCTTGGAAAACTCTTGAGATGAAAATCAGATCCGAATTCGATGCCGACTCGGTTGATTACAAAGTAGTTACTCTTGCTATGTATTCTCACCCACAGATGATGCCTGGTTCAAATATTCCAATTCCAATGGGTTACTGGAAGATTGTGTACAAGAACGAAGTCGCAACAGAGTTCTATTATGCTCTGAACCAACCAAATGAAAAGGTACGGCCGTACACCAATGTTGATGTACCAACGCTTATCAAAAATGCAACAAATTTCTAGGAGATAAACATGACAGTAGAATCAAATGTAACCTTGGCAGCGGCAGAGATTATGGTAGCAAATGCTACAGGTAAGAAATGGTATGTTTCAAAGACTTTCTGGGCAAATATCCTGGCAGCTTTGGTACTAGTAGCTCAGATCAAATGGGGCTTTATTGTTTCTCCAGAATTGCAAGCTATCGCTATGTCGTTCATCAATCTTGGACTACGTAAGATCTCGACAGAACCAATTGTTTGGTAATCATGCAGTCCGTAGAAGATCACTTCCTGACGATCAAATCTTACCATCCAGAAATGTACCAGAATTTGGTACTTCTGTGGGGTGAGAAAGAATTCCTTACTTATATTAACGGGATCATCGAACATGACGCTGCGGATTACAAAATTGGATACGGTCTATCAATTGCTACAGCATTGCTTGAAATCGAAAAAGAACACAAGTTCTGGTTTCCAGAGATCAAAGATTTTACATAGCTTCTAATTATGGTACAATTGAATCTAATCAAAAGGATTCGAAAGTGAAACTAAAAGATCAGAAATTTTACATGGAAGTTGCCAAACTGGCAGCAGGCCAGTCATCGGCAGTCAGACTCAAAGTAGGTGCAGTAGCCTGTGATTCCAATGGAGACATGATTGCATTTGCATATAATGGTACCGTGAGAGGTATGGATAATTGCTGCGAGGATGAAATTCATAATGAGGATGGCGGAAGTTATCTCGTAACAAAACCAGATACGATTCACGCAGAACCAAATTTGATTGCACATTGTGCGCGACGCGGTATTTCACTCAAAGGTGGGACTGTATTCATTACACATTCGCCTTGTATGCCATGTGCTGCTTTGATGATTCAAGCTGGAGTATCTGAAGTGTATTTCGATGATATTCATCCGCGGTCATACGAAGATACGAAAAAGAAATACTCGGGTATGTTTACTAAGTTTGTACATTTCAAGGATTAAAATGTCGAATTTTACAGATTATTCATTAATCAGATTACGATCAAATCACGTGGTAGCAATTGCTCACCATATTATTGCATTACCCGAGTCAGATCGTTATCTTCGTTTTGGGTATCAATTATCAGATGAAAAGATTGGCAATTACGTTCTAAATTCATTCATCGATAAAGATAAGTATCAAGGCTTTTGGTATGGAGTATTTGATGGCGAAACGCTTATTGCTACGTTACATATTGCTATAGCAGATGACGTGGCTGAATTTGCATTTACGGTTGATACGAATTACCGTGGCCAGAAATTAGGACAGTTATTGTTTGCTCGTGGTTATCAGTTAGTCACGGAATTTCAGATAACACGTATCTATATGGTATGTCTATCTCAAAACTCTGCTATGCGGCATATTGCAAAGAAATTCGGTATGTCCGTTATGACCCATGGCACAGATACTGAGGCATCGGTAAACATTCAATATCCAGTGCCATTATCTCGTCTGAATGAAGTTCGTATGTGCATTATTGATAAAGGAATATGTAAATGAGAAGAGTATATTCAACCGAAGCTGCAGAAACAGAATATCGTAATAACTACAAACAAAAAGAAACAATATCTAAATTGGTTTCAATTCAAACAGTTAAACGTTTGGCTCGGTATGTAAAGAAATATGCCAAAATTGGTGCATATATGGAAGTGGAAGAAATTGAAGCAGATAAGTTTCGAGTTGATATCTTCGCACCAAAGATACACATAGACATACTCGGTAACATGGCTATGGTTAAGAACCCTGCTTAGATCGTCGTAGAACGGTCGTCCAGTTGGCTCTAGGTATGTTACTATTCCCACACAAAATTAGATCGTTGGACTAGTAATTTACACATATTCCCAGTCATGTTAGAATAGCATCATGGAAACGAAATACACTTTACAAAGACCAAGCCGCGGTACTGGGAACGCCGGAATGCCGACTCCGTACAACCAAGGTTTTGCCCATGCTTCAGATCATCTAAATGCTGGGTGTGTATATGACAATCCCTACAATCAGCCAGGTGAAGAAGAAGCTCAGGCAGATTTCACCAAGGGTTTTGATGCCGGTGTGTGGCTTCTGTCTAAGTAATTTACATATATTCGCAGTTGTTTTATAATTAACCAACTTCTCCAAAACACAACGGAAAACAAAATGGCTAAAATCGAAAACAACTCTGGTACTTTCTCCTTCACAGATGTGGACGGCAAGGTCCGTAAGTCCAAGAACGAATCACACATTCAGTATTTGTTCAAAAAGTCTTACGGCAAGAATGCTGTTGCAGCTGCCGTGGTTGAGGCTACCGAATCCGAATTCTCTATCAACGAACGTTTCGAGTTCATCGAAAACTACGTTTCCATGGTTGCTGAAAAGATCCAACCGTCTGTCATTTTGACAGGTTCTGGTGGCATTGGCAAGACCTACACTGTAAACAAGGCTCTGAAGGCCGAAGGTTACGTTGATGTGTCTAACCTGGAATCGTTTGTTGAAGGTCAAGCTCTGCCACGTAAGCACTATCGTGTGGTGAAAGGTTACTCTACACCCAAGGCTCTGTATCGCCTCTTGTACGAAAACAAGGACTCAATTCTGATCCTGGATGACTGCGATAACGTGTTCTCTGATGCTGTTGCTGCTAACCTGCTGAAGGGTGCTCTGGATTCAAATGCAGAACGTATCATCTCTTGGAATGCTGAAAGCCGTGACGAAGACCTCCCACGCTCTTTCCGTTTCACAGGTGGTGTGATCTTTATTTCTAACCTGAACAAGGACAAGATTCCCCAAGCTCTGCGTACTCGTGCAGTTTGTGTTGATGTGTCCATGAAGTTGGAAGAAAAAATCGAACGCATGAAGCACATCCTTGAAGATTCGGAATTCATGCCTGAAGCTGAACTCTCTGTGAAGCGTATGTCTCTGAAGATCATCAACCAACACAAAGAAAAGGCTCGTGAAGTTTCGATGCGTACCCTGATCCAAGTGATCCGCATCGGTCAAAAGTTCACAGGCGAAAAGTTCATGAAGATGGCACAGTACAGTCTTACGAATTAATATACACATATTGATGTGTATTGTATAATCTATCAAAAGGTAACGAAATGAAAACTCTTAAAACTCTTGTTGCAGGTGCCGTACTTGCTACTGCGGCTGTTTCGGCTTCGGCTCAACATCTTCACGGATACGGCCACTTCGGTCGCTCGGATGATCTTGGTGTAGGATTGCTGATCGGTTCGCTGGGAACAGCTCTGATCATGCAGAACCGCGAACCGGTGTATGTCCAACCAGCTCCGGTCTATGTTCAGCCTGCTCCTGTGTATGTGGTTCCTCAACAACCCCAAGCTCCGGCTGTGGTGTATCTACAGGACGGAACTCGGCTGACCTATGTTTGGCAGTCAGGACTCTGGGTTGATCCACAAGGCCGTGCTTACAGTTTACCGCGATGAATCTCTTTGAAGACAAAAGGATAGATACACCAATTCTGGGATTCTTTGGGGAGTATAGGTTTCTTTCGAACTATCATTTGTGTACATGCTTAGTGTATGATATTCCATTTAAATCTTCTGAACATGCTTATATGTACCAGAAATCATTTGATCCAGAATATCAGCAGATGATCATCTGCGCTGAAACACCTAAAGATGCTAAGAAAATAGGGTCAAAAGTAACACTTAGACCAGATTGGAACGACTATAGAAAAACTGCAATGTTGATTGCATTGCAGGCTAAGTTTAGAAATATTCCCGAGAGAAATATGTTATTGGCGACTGGTGATGCTTATTTAGAAGAAACTAACTACTGGAAAGATACATACTGGGGTAAATGTGATGGGATTGGCCACAATAATCTTGGTGAAATGCTAATGAAAATTAGAAACAATTCAAGGATAACATAATGTACAATCTATATATCGACGGCTATAAGCTGACCCTCACGTGCATTGCTTGTCCTGAATCGTATGATGTGTTTGATCCAGAAGGTAAACCAGTTGCATACATGCGGATCAAACATGGAAATTTCTCTGTGTCTTGCCCAGATTGGGGTGGAGATATTGTTTATCAGGCTGCACCAAAAGGTGCCGGCATATTTGAAGACCGTGAACGACTTGCATATCTTCGTGCTGCCATGAATGCAGTACAAGGTTGGATCGTAGAACAATTTATGAAAGATGTGAATTATGACTCCTGAACTCGACGAAAAGCTATGCACTAAATATCCACTCATCTTTGCTCAGCGAAATGGGAATATGCAAGAAACTTGTATGTGCTGGGGACTTTGTGTGGGTGACGGTTGGTACAATATTATCAATCAGCTTTGTTCTGCCACTCAATTTCATATAAATAGTATCGCAGAGAGACGTGAACGTGCTCTGAAATACAATCACATGCGTCAACAAGCAGGGATCGGTAATTGGAAACCGTTCGGTGAATATTATGACTTTGTCAATACCGAAGAACAATTGGTCTATTACAAAGAAAGTTTGGAAAAATCTGAGGGTTGGCCAGTTCCTGAGCTTGTTCCCCAAGTAGTGGCTGTACAAGTCAAGGAAAAATTTGGTACACTTAGATTTTACTATAACGGTGGTGATGAATACATCTCGGGTCTAATGCACATGGCAGAATCGATGTCAGCTGTGACCTGTGATGAATGTGGCGCACCTGGTGATACTGGGAATTCTGGTGGTTGGATCGCAGTTCGCTGTGATGCACATAAACCAAAGATTGAAGAATAATTTTACATCCGTTTCTAATGGGTGTATAATTGGAAGTATTGGGATAGGTTCTGCAACTTAAAACTTAAAGGACGTTTCAAGATACCCGGACAACAAACTCCGGATTCTGAAACAAACAAGCTCTAGATCTTGTAAAAAGTCTATAACAACTATCCCGTTGTGATTCTAGGATGAGTTCAGCATTTAAAAATTCGGCTATTGCTATAGAATGTGGTAGGAATACTTTATCCGTGTAGAAATATGCGGACACAGAAGGAATAGATAGGCTGGCAAAGTACCAGCTATATTGCAAGTGGTAGAAAACTTACATTTGCTAGGCAACATGAACTGTTGATAGGGTTGTTTGTGGATGACGGGATTATTCCCTAATGTGACAACCAGAAAATAAATTTCAACTCCACACCATCCTGTAGAATTAGGTTAAGTTCAGCAAAACACATTGCCGGGGTTCCGGCTTCAAAGAAGGCAGCTATGCCGTGAAATAGTTTTAACCTGTTTATTAATGAAAGAGAGAATATCATGAATGCATTCGCAATCGCAATCGACAACCAAGTTGCCCGTACCACCAACGGTATGAAGGCTCGTGCCTCTACCGCAAACGCCTGTGTGGATCTTTTCTTTGCCATCGGTGCGAGCCGCGGTAAGAATATCATCCCACAGTTCACTGCTGCCTATGCAGAAAACTCTGATCTTGCATTACGAATTGTAGCATGGGTCCGTGACGTTCGTGGTGGTGCCGGTGAACGTGAAATCTTCCGTACCGTCCTGGTACATTTGGAAAAGACCAACCCCGAAGCAGCAATTGCTCTTGCTAAGAAGGTGCCCGAGTTGGGTCGTTGGGATGACCTCTTTGTCTTTAAGACCAAGCCACTGAAGGAAGTTGCATTCACTATGTTGGGTGACGCTCTCCGTGCCAAGAATGGACTTGCTGCAAAGTGGACTCCACGTAAGGGTGAACTTGCTCGAGAAATCCGTGAGTTTTTCGGAATGAGCCCAAAGTTCTTCCGTAAGTCGTTGGTGACTCTGTCTACTACCGTTGAGCAACAAATGTGTGCTGGTAACTGGGATCAGATCAACTACTCTCATGTTCCATCCGTAGCTCATGCTCGGTACAAGAAGGCGTTTGGTCGCCATGGTACTACCTATGGTGAATACATCACCAAGTTGGTCAAGGGTGAAGATGGTGCGAAGATCAATGCTTCCGCTATTTTTCCACATGACGTGCTGAAGGGTCGCATTTCTGGTTATGCCCAAACTTGGGATAAGCAAGAACTTGATGTGATTGAAGCTCAATGGGCTGCTCTGCCAAACTATGTCGGTGATGCTAAGGTACTTCCACTTGTGGACGTGTCTGGTTCTATGACCTGCAAGGCCGGTAAGAAGGGTACTACAACTTGTCTGGAAATCTCAGTCTCTCTGGGTCTGTACTTTGCAGATAAGAATGTCGGTCCTTTTAAGGATTGTATGCTGACCTTCTCTGAGAAGCCACAACTAGTTCATTTGAAGGGTAACATCAACCAAAAGATCGACCAAATGGTTGCTACTGACTGGTCAATGAGCACTAATCTGCATGCCGCTTTTGCAAAGATTCTGTCTACTGCAACTGCGAACAAGGTTCCTGCTGCTGATATGCCAGAAACATTAATTCTGTTTTCAGATATGCAATTTAACGAATGTGTGGAGTGTGATGATTCTGCCATGCAGATGATCACTCGGAAGTACGAGGAAGCTGGTTACAAGGTTCCTAACATCGTGTTCTGGAATCTGAATGCGCATTCAAATGTTCCTGTAGCATTTGATAAGTCAGGAGCCGCTCTGGTATCTGGATTCTCCCCAGCAATTGCTTCGGCTGTGCTGTCCGGAGATATGGATAACTTTACACCTGAAGCTATCATGCTGAAGGCTGTGATGCAGACACGTTACGATCTGTAACTAAAGAGGCTTCGGCCTCTTTTTGCTGGGTCAAAATATATTTTACTTTTCTTTCTATTTTGATAGAATAGTACTATGCTTTGATTAAATAAGTTGTCGATTCCGTCACATTGCGACTACAATTAATGTGCAAATTACTTTAAAAAGGCTATTAAAATGATGAACTTCGAATCCCTCCTTACTCAGATTGACTCAGTAACGGCAAAAAAGAAAAATTATAATGAAGGCTCCGAAACCTATTGGAGATTGACCAAGGACAAGGCAGGAAATGGTTCCGCTGTAATCCGATTCCTTCCAAATAAAGAAATCACTGACATTCCGTTTGTGCGTCTTTATACTCACTCTTTCAAAGATCCAAGCACCAACCGTTGGTACATTGAAAACTCGCTCTCTACTTTGGGTCAACAAGACTACATTGCTGAAGTGAACCGTGAGCTGTGGAATACTGGTCTGGATGAAAACAAGAAGATCGTATCCGCTCGTGGTCGTAAACTCAACTACATCTCGAATATCCTGGTTATCAAAGACCAAGAGAATCCAGAGAATGAAGGTAAGGTTTTCAAATTCAAGTACGGTAAGAAAATCTTTGATAAGATCGTGTCTGCTGCAAAGCCTGACGAGGATCTTGGTGAAGAACCAATCAACGTGTTTGACCCAGAAGCTGGTGCAGATTTCCTTCTTCGCATGACCATTGTTGCAAACTTCCCTAACTACGATACTTCCAAGTTCTCTAGCAAGAAATCAATTGCTGGTGGTAAGAAACGCATCGATGAAGTCCTGGCACTTTGCTACCGTTTGGAAGATGAAGTGACTGCTGATAAGTTCAAGACTCCCGAAGAACTCAAGAAGAAATTCCTCTGGGTTACAGGTCAGGATGCTCCACGTTCTACACCTGCTGCTGACTATGACAAGGAACTTGATGAATTGTCTAAGATTGCAGAAGAAGCTCCGGCTCCAGCAAAGGCTGCAAAACCTGCCGCTAAGCCAAAGGCTCCACCAGTTGTACAAGCAGATGACGAAGACGAAACTGCTTTCTTCAATTCTCTAGTTAACGACTAAAGATTCGGGGTACGATTTTGTTGCTTAATCATACCCCGTTTTTGAAAAGCATCATTTATTATTTTAGGAAATCCGATGAACCAGAAACAATTCACTCTCCAACTTGCATCAACCCAGACCGGTGTTACCGTTCACGAGCTTCAACTGCTTGGTGTCGCTTCGCCTTCCAAGGTTGTTTCGCGTCTGCGCCGTGATGGTGCTTGCATCTATACTCGTCGTGCCGCTGAAGGTACTACATACAAGGTTGGTAAGCCATCGGCTCGCATGATCGCTATGGCCTTTTCTGTTGCAGGACCTCGTGCCTACATGTAATGTCACATAAATAGTTTTGTATCAATCAAAACTAAACCTGAAGGGATCGGATTGATACAGTCCGATCCCTTTTTAGCTATGCAAAAACTGATCCATAAAATTTTACACATATTCGGCAGAAATAAAGTTGATGTCATAACCTGGAAAGAAGATGGCTACATCTGTTTCGGCCTCAAGTGTAAAGGATGTGAAGACATCCAAACGATAGATAAAACCCCTTATGATGAAAGTGAGAATTAAAAATGGAAACTCAAGTAGTAATTTTGAAACTAATCGACGGCACAGAAATCCTAGCGACCGTAGCAGAGAACCCAGGTTCATACATCTGCCGTGATATTCTACAGCTGGTAACGGACGTAGATGAACGCGGTCAAGGTCGTATGGGACTTTTGGAATTCATGCCGTATGCAGATAAGGAAGCCGGATTTGCCGTTCCATCTTCTGTCACAGGTATTGCTTTCCCATCTGAGGAATTGCTAAACCACTACAATGAACGCTTCAAGAAGATCATTGTACCACCAACGAAGATCGCTCTTGCATGATCCAGATAACTAGAAATATGCTAGATAATCAAAAATTGTCGGCCTATTCTCAGTTCAAAATATTTGTCTGTACTTTAATTCTTATCGTACCGGCAATAATTGCTCACCTGGTTGCGGCTATACTATCATTGTGTTTCACTTTGATTTTAGTCCCAACCGAGATGTACAATATTTTGTACAAAATAGAAAAGACCAACACAATCTTAAAAGAAAAGAAGAAAAATGGCACTCTATGACTACCACTGCTCAAATTGCAATCAAGCATGTGAGCAATCCAAACGAATGGATGACCGCGACAATGTAGAAGCTGATGTCTGCCCCTATTGCTCTGAAGTGGGTAAACTATCACGCTTATTGTCTGCACCGCTGGTAGGTTATTCTACCACTGTTCCAGGTTCGTATGGCCGCGCCATCCCGGCCGGCTTCAAAGAAGTTCTAAACAAAATCCATAAACAAGCAGCAGGATCACAGCTAAATCACACTTCGACTTTCTTATAACTTAAAGGGAAAATAATGGCCAGAGCACCAGTAACACCGCGGAAAGTATCATCATCAACACAAACCGAACGTACAGCAAAACGGCTTGTTCGACAACAGAAACAATTAGAAAAAGAACTGATAAATGAGATGACAGCGAAGGTATTACCTAATGCTGGCAAAATGGTTAAACTGGCTGACATTAAGAAATTGTCACCCCTAACAGAGACACAGAAATGTTTCTTCCAAGCTTGGGAGAATGGTGATGCCGATGGATATATCCTCCATGGTACAGTAGGAACTGGTAAGAGCTTTATGGCCGTGTATTTTGCACTGCTTGAGATTCTATATCAGGACTCAAGATTCAAGAAATTAATCATCGTACGATCTTCTGTTCCTACTCGGGACATGGGATTCTTACCAGGTGACTTGGATGAGAAGATGGCTGTATATGAAATGCCGTACGTACAAATCTGCGCGGAACTTACAAACAACAAGCATGCTTATGAGAAGCTGAAGGAAACTGGCAAGATTGAATTCATGTCATCTTCTTTCCTACGCGGCACAACGTTCCGAGATGCTATTGTACTTGTAGATGAAATCCAGGATTTGAACTGGCATGAAATTTCTACTGTTATTTCCCGTGTCGGTGAGAACACAATTCTTATCTGCTGTGGTGATGGTAAGCAGGATGACTTGATAAAGTCAAAGAACGACGTATCCGGTTTCAGAGACTTCCTATCTGCTACCCGGCTAATGCCAGAGTTTAGATCATTCCGATTTACTACCGACGACATCGTAAGATCGGCATTCGTTAAGAGCTGGATTATGGCATGTGAGAAACTTGGACTATAGACTTATGAGATTTAAAACCTATCTAGAAAAAATAAATGAAGCTACAATACTTCTAGAATCTTTTGATGCACCACACGAAAAGAAAGAAGTATTTCCAAAAATGGATCATGAAGCAATGAAAAGTGCTGGGGTGACAGATTACCATGAATATGAACTAGGTGGTGATCCAAAAACTCATGGTAGTTTGACATCTTTTAAAAGAAAAGGTGCTTATGAAATTCATCACGATGTAAGAAATATCACCGGCACTATGTTACACTCAGACAAACCTAACCCAAGATTTGTTGCCACGATGTTTCATCATGCAAAAGGATTGATGGATCAAGGACATTCTGTTAGAATTGTGGGGCATAATGAGAATGGAATGTTTGATCACTACCATAGAATTGCAAAAGCATTAGCTAGGAAACATGGATATAATGTCTCAACTCCAACTAGTTATAGCAATACTTCATCTTCTTCTGATGCGCACCATTTCAATGAATTTACAACTCATAAGAAATTAACTGAATGTACAATATTTCCAATTTCACAATCTGGACCTTTAGAAGATATTTGGAAAATTAGAACTTTTTCGGACTAACATGAAAAACTTTATTCGTTATGAAAATGTGAAACCCCAGAATTTTGAACTCGTGCGAGATGATTCTGGGCCTATTAGATATTATTTTGACCCAGAAGGAAATAAGTACAGATCAGTTACTTCCTTCGTGGGTCAATTTAGCACCGGGAAAGAAAGCATTGCTGCTTGGAGAGAAGCTGTAGGACACAAGGAAGCAGATAGGATTACTAAAGCTGCCGCTACTCGTGGGACTGCAATTCACCTTGCTTGTGAGAACCTCCTCCTAAATAGGGAATGGTCTGACATCTCTATGTTTTACAAACAAGATTTTCTTACCATGAAAAAGCATTTGGAAGAGCATGTAGATAATGTCTTTGTGCTAGAACACCAAATGTACTCAAAGATGATAGGTTTGGCAGGGACAGTAGATTGCATAGCCGAATATGATGGAAAATTGGCAATCGTTGACTTTAAAACTTCATCTCGTCTGAAGTACAAAGAAGACATCAATGCTTATTTCCTACAGTGCGCGGCTTATGCATGCATGGTGTTTGAAAGATATGGAATTAGAATAAGTGATCTGGTTATTCTAATGGTAGTCGAAGGTGGTGCGAACATCGAGGTATTCATAGAACCATCAGTCAAGTGGATGAAAGAACTAATAAAACTAACCGATAAGGAAAAGAAGTTATGAAAATGAGAAATAACGATAACGATCAGATCATCGAATTGATACAACAGGATAATTTTCCATCCATGATCAAATCTCACAGAACAGCGGTTTCCGTCCACACAATATTCTTTGATGAAGATATTGGTGCTCCTGCAAAGTATCGTGAGCTGAACCATCTGCTTTACAATGCAGAGGAATATGACCAATTCGTCTTTGTCATGGGATCATCTGGTGGCGATCTGGATGGTGCTCTATCAATCATTGAGGCAGTCAAGGCCTCATCGGCTTCTGTCCGAGCAATTATCACGGGCAAATGTCATTCAGCAGCTTCAATCATCACACTGAATTGTGCTGAGGTCATGGTCACGAAGTCTGCTCACATGCTAGTTCATACTGCTTCATATAGCGCGTTTGGATCTACTGGTCAGATCAAGTCGAACGTTGACTTCTCTACAAAGCAGATCAAGCAGATTCTTGAGACTACTTATGGTGGATTCTTGACTCCAGCTGAAATTGTAGATGTTCACAAGGGTGTAGAGTTCTGGTTTGATGACAAAGAAATTGCCAAGCGTCTTCAGAACAAGCAAAAGTACCAAGAGGAAAATGCAGCAGCTCATCACAAAGCTCCTAAAACTAAAAAGCCACCAGTTGTGACACCAGTGGCTCCTGAAGTTGCAGATGTTGCTGAAATTGTGGCTGATGTGGTCCTCAAGAAGAGAACCAAAAAGCCTACCGCTTAAGATCGTATCTATCAACCCAGATATTCTGGGAAGATTTGAACAGAGTTTCTGAGGACTTATCAAGGAAATAAGTTACCGCGGTATCCTCAGAAGACCGTATAGACCTGCCGATTCCTTGGAGTATTTTATACAGAGTCATCTCTTTGTAAATTGTTCCATACGAATCGGCAATCTTTTTTACTCGCAGATCACCGAGTGATGCATAAGGTGTCTTACAAATAATCTGATACCGCGATTCATCATCCTTAAAGTCCAAACCTTCGAAGATGGAAGGTGACATGAGAACACCCGAGCCATTATGTTTCCGAAACTCTTCTACGATCTCAGCCGAATTAGTTCCTTGTTCATGTAGGAACAATCGGACAGACTTTGGAATCGCCTGAGACAGCATCCTAGACGCATAGAACGAGGGAACTAGAATGATGCCCTTATCATTCTTGTGATGTTCTACGATGTACTGAATTACCTTGGCCATATCCTTGAACGTCTGAGGATCCTTCATCTTTTGATAGTTCAGGTTCTCTTTGCCGATGAAGAAAATTGGCTTGTTTTCCTTGGGGAAGATCTCTTCTGGATTGATGTAAGCCGTATCAGCTGGAGCCAGGTTGAAAGTTGTCTTGGCAAAATCCTTTGAGATCGTAGCCGACATAAATAGATTGTAACGACCAAGCAGAAGGCTCATCATGTCCGAGACGAAGATCGGTTTGATAGAAATTTGCTTGTCAACAGTGTCATCAAAAACGTGGTCATAGTCATGCTCGAAGAATGATTCAATCAAATCCCCAAGTCTAGAAAATCGTGAACCGACTTTACGAACCTTGTTCTTTGCCTTAAGATCTGGGATCAGAGCGGCTTGATGGTTAGCAACATCCGAAACTGATTTGTAGATGTTTAGAAGTTCTTTGATCTTTGCCTTGTAGTTTCCGATATGGATTCCGTGGCGTTCAATCTCTTTGCGGAACATGATCAGATCGGCCTTTTGATTATCAGCCTTGCCGTTCAGGTCGTTTAGATTTTCGCACAGTTTGGTCAGTGAATCTACGGACACATCAATAGAAACTTGAGAGCAGAAGGTATCGTTGAGCAAGTGGGCCTCATCAAATACCTGTAGATTCCGATCCAAGAGATGTTCGGACTTCAACTTTGAAATCATGAAGTACGAGTAGTTCGTAATCAGATTTTCCGTCTTGTTGATGATCTTCTTATTTTGATCGTACTTGCATTTGTTACAGTACTTATTGCATTCCATGTCCGAGAGTTCGGTCTTGACGCAATCCTCACCGGTCGCAAATTTGTTACCACGTTCGATGAAGTACTCACAGCCGTAGTTACGAGCACCCTTAATACGGAAGAACTTCATCTCGGGAAGGTGCTTGAAAGAATCCCCGTACTGGTCAATCAGCTGATTGGTCGAGGATAAATATATACCAGAGAGGTTGGAATCAGCCACAACCTTAAGAACCTCTGCAACAACGGCTGCAATGATAGACTTACCGATACCAGTTCCTGCACAAAGAATTACATTCTTCTTCTTTTCATCCAAGAAAGATGACACTACATTATTGATGATCTCAACCTGATTATTCCTAGGAGAAAATCCTAGTGTTTTAAATGCGGTTAGAATCTCTTGATCACGATTTGCCATGTGGCCTTTCAATGTTAAAGTTTGATGGTTGATTATATACCACAGAAGCTTTAATGTAAATTTTTCCTTGAAGCTCATGACTTTGTAAGCACAGTAAAAAAGATTTTACAAAAGTTCTACGGATGTTATAATTATTCTATAGAAAGGATAGTTGTGTTCAACTAAAGTTGAACTATATTCTGTTCATAGACTTTGGAAGCTGGAGTAGAAAGAATTAGAGCTAGGGACTAGCTTACCCGGAATACAATGGAGGGATACTATAGCTATTACCTTTAGAGTATTCTTAAAACTTATTGCTAAAGTAACTTGTGCACAGCAATAGACCAGCCACTCGGTTTCACCTCGGGACTGTAGCTTCCGCTAGTCCAACTAAATTTTACTTTGAATCTATTTTTGATAGAATAAAACCTTGTAAGGAAACTTTATTATGAAACACAACTCTAAGGGATTAGAAAATGGCCGATTTTGATGTAATGATTGACATTGAAACTTTCTCTACTAAAAAGAATGCTGCCCTAGCTTCTATTGGTGCTTTAAAATTCAACGATAAGCAAATCCTAGATACCTTCTACATCAATGTAGATCCTATATCATCTAAAAATGCAGGTTTGGACTTCCAGAAATCTACTCTTGACTGGTGGAAAACTCAAAAACCTGAAGCCTTTGATGCTCTAAAACATAACCGAGTTCCTCTTTCGGAAGCTCTAGCAATGTTCTCAGAGTGGTATGGAACCAAATCAGTTCCCACTTGGGCTTGTGGTCCAGACTTCGACCTTGTGATCATGGAAGCAAACTATTCCGCGCTAAATATACAACATCCTTGGAAGTACCTACATGCTAGATGTTTCCGGACATTCAAGGCAATGTTTAAGGCTGACACAGTTCGGCAAGGTACTTACCACAACGCTCTAGATGATGCTACCTATCAGGCACAGTATATCATCGATGTAATGAACAAACAATCTAAATAAGGAAAACAATGAGAAATTATGACCGCGTCTCCAACTGGCTCAAGGTTGCAGGAAAAGAACCTTCTGGAGAATCCTTCTCTGTCCAATCTGGAGTCATGATCGAAGAAATGGCTGAGTTCTTCGAGTCAGTTCGCTTCGTTGACTATACGGATGGTAACATTGACCTTCGTATGGTAGCTGCAATGATGCACAAGATCGGCAACGAACTCAAGAAGAACGGCAAACAACTTGGCACACAAGATCGTGTAGCATGTTTGGATGCTCTCTGCGACATTGATGTGACTCTGAACGGTGTTGCATTCCTTGCAGGATTTGACAAGAATGGTGCCGATGACGAAGTGCTGAATTCAAACGACTCTAAGTTTGAAGATGGTAAGGCAGTCATTCAGCCTGGTGGCAAGATTGGCAAAGGTAAGAATTACGTTGCACCAGACTTGACTAAATACGTCTAAGGAAAAACATGAAGCAGACACGCTATCCAATCTATATCATTTCCAAGGGTCGGTCCGAATCCCGGATGACCTCTCGTACTCTTGAAGAGATAGGTGCAGATTATCGAATCGTCATTGAACCGCAAGAGTATGATGCTTATGCGGCTGTGATTGATCCCAAGAAAATCCTAGTGCTTCCATTTTCCAATCTTGGTCAAGGTGGCATCCCAGCTCGTAATTGGGTCTGGGAACATTCCATCTCTGAGGGTCATAAACGCCACTGGATTCTTGATGACAATATTCGGTACCTTTACCGTCTGCACAAGAATTCTAAGCTGCGTGTCCGCTCTACTGCTCCATTCCGAGTCTGTGAGGATTTTACTGACCGATTTGAAAACGTGAAGATGTCTGGTCTGAACTACCATTACTTCACACCTTCGTTCGTCAAGAAGGCTCCTTACTATTTGAACACTAGAATCTACTCGTGCATCTTGCTTGACAACTCAGTCGAACACCGATGGCGTGGTCGGTACAATGAGGATACGGATCTTTCACTACGAATCCTGAAGGACGGCAATTGCACGGTTCTACTGAATCAGTTTACTTGTGGTAAAGCAGCTACACTGACTATGAAGGGCGGCAACACTGAGGAAATCTATAAACTGGGAAATACTCAAGAGTTTGACAATCGGTACACATTTGCCAAGAGTCTGTATGACCAACATCCAGATGTAGTAGAAATTACTCAGAAATGGGGACGTTGGCACCACTCAGTTGACTATTCTTCATTCCAACGGAACAATAAGCTTAAGCTACGCGCCGATGCAAAAATTTCTCGTGATCCCAATGCTTATGGTTTAAAATTGGTTAAGTTGTCTAATGAGGATGATATCACCTCGAAGTACACTGTACTAAATACAGACAACTACCTTGAAGCAGAATTTGGAGTGAAGTAATGGTTACGAAATTGAAAAATCCAGACATTGATCTATTTTGTCTGACCGGGCAGGAGGATGGATTTGAACCAGGTGGCTGGTATGATCTTCCCTTCTACGAACAGGAAAACAACGAGGCACCTTTCATTCTGGTTGTGAATATCAAGGATAAAGAAGCTTTGGACAAGTTTGCTGACTTGGTCGATGAGCCACAGCTCAAAGCCCCCGCTAAGCGTTCTACTAAATCCATTTGGTATCCTCCCCTCGAAGGTGGCGAACGCGGTTCTAACGGTAAGTACGTCTGGGTAGAGGTATAAGATGTTTGATGATTTTGAAAATGAAGTAGAAGAAGTAACGGTACGACCTGAGTTTATCCCAAAAGATTTTACAGGCTATACTATTATGATAAGATTTAGAAGTAAGGAAGATCTTCATGATTTTGCTACACTTATTGACCAGCCTCGTCTGAAGGCTATTACAAAAAGTTGCATTAAGAAAATTGATTTTCCTGAAGTTTATGATGATGAAATGTCTCTTGAAAATTTGATGGGGTGAATATGAAAAAAGTTTTAGTTACTGGCGCTGCTGGTTTTCTCGGTTCACATCTTGTGAACTCTCTCCTTGCTGATGGCTATCATGTCACAGGCATTGACAATCTCTCAACTGGGAGTCTCAACAATTTGGACCATTTAGAAAGTAATCTAAATTTAAAGTTCCACATTCGTGATGTTCGTAATTCGTATTTGGATCTCCGTACACCATTTGATGAAATTTACAATTTGGCTTGTCCAGCTTCTCCACCTGCTTATATGGCAGATCGGTATAAGACTTTGATGACATCACTGAAGGGTGTCGAGAATGCTTTGGATTATGCTTATCACTATCCAGGGTGCAAAGTATTCCAAGCATCGACATCAGAAGTCTACGGTGATCCATTTGTTCACCCTCAAGTAGAATCTTACTTCGGTAACGTGAACACCGTGGGCCCACGCTCTTGCTATGACGAAGGTAAACGTGCTGCAGAAACCATGATGACTGACTTCTCGAAGCAGTTTGGTGTTCCTATCAAGATCGTCCGTATCTTCAACACCTATGGTCCGAATATGGATCCTAAGGATGGTCGTGTTGTATCTAACTTTATCATGCAAGCACTGAAGCATGAGCCATTCACTGTATACGGTTTAGGCAAACAGACTCGTTCATTCTGCTACGTATCTGATCTGATCCGTGGTTTCCGTAAGCTGATGGATGAAACTCCAGATGATTTCATCGAACCCGTGAACATCGGTAATCCAAATGAGTTTACCCTCATGGAACTTATTGAAAAGATTCGCGAGCAAACTGGTACTCGTTCAGTACTGGCATTTAAAGATATGCCGGTTGATGATCCAAAGCAACGTCGTCCAGATATCTCAAAGGCTAAGGAAATTCTTAACTGGGAACCAGAGATTATGCTCGATGAAGGTCTGGCAAAGACAATTGCCTACTTTAGATCTTTGACTAAATAGATACATAACAAACTTGAAAGGAAAATCATGAGTAAACTTAATATTGGTGTGGTCGGATATGGGTTCGTAGGCAAGGCTGTAGCACACGGCTTCCAGAACAACAACTTGTTCATCGTAGATCCTAAACTCGATCGCGGTGTAGATATTTCAGTGATGAAGAACATGAAGCTCGATGTAGTATTCATTGCCGTGCCGACTCCTATGTCTGCCTCTGGTGCTATTGATTCTTCAATTGTAGAATCCACAATGGCAGCTCTGAAAGATATGGACACACTGTTGGTCCTGAAATCTACCGTGGTTCCAGATATTGTGCAACGCTTGGCCGATGAATATCCAAACTTCATTTACAACCCAGAGTTCCTCACTGAGCGCAACGCAAACTGGGACTTTGAAAATCCAATCTCGAACGTGTATGGTGGCGACATCATCATGACGAAGAAACTGGAAAGTATTTACACAAATTACTCCATTTGCAAACCTGCTGCAACTTTCCACATGACGGCTCCTGAAGCTTCATTTGTGAAGTACGGTATGAATACCTTCCTATCGGCTAAGGTCCTGTTCTGGAATCAGTTCCAAGCTATCTGTGCTAAGAATGGTGCAAACTACTCCGAAGTCGTAGCCGCTATTGGTAACGATCCACGTATCGGACCTTCCCATACTACTGTCCCGGGCCCAGATGGCCGGTACGGCTTTGGTGGTGCATGTTTCACCAAGGATACTGCTGCATTCATCCGGTATGCAAACAACGAGTTTACCGTGCTGAATGAAGTTGTCCGCACCAACAATATTATCCGTTCTCAGTACGAACTTGATTCTCGTGAAAAAGATCAAAACGTAAGCTACTCACTGTGACCGAAGTAGAACAACTAAGAAAAGAACTCAACGAGCTACGAGAACGGCTTGTGATCGTTGAGGGACGAACTGCGCATTTGGTTCATTTCGGACCACCAGCAGTTCGACCAACTTTCGTCCCTGAAACACCAAATTGGCCTACACAGCCGCCATATACAATAACCTGTAAAGAATAGATTTTACTTTCGTTTCTATTTGGTTTATAATTAACTATCTTATCATGAAAAGGACTCTCCCAATGAAATTATCCAAACAAACTCTTGAAGTGCTTCGTAACTTCTCATCTATCAATCAGAACATTCTGATCAAGGCTGGCAAGGTTCTTACGACACGAACTGTTGCCAAGAACATTTTTGTTACAGCCACAGTCGAGGATGAGTTTGAACAAGAGTTCGGCATCTACAATCTGCCAGAATTCCTGGGTGTAGTATCTTTGTTTACTGATCCCGAGTTTACCCTGAATGACAATTCGGTCACCATTTCCCAAGGTAAGAACAAAGTGCAATATGTCTTTGCGGCTTCCGAAGTTCTGGACTATCCGGACAAGGCTATCAAGATGCCCAAGACTGATGCTTCGTTTGAACTCTCCGAGGAAGATCTGAAGTCGTTGATCAAGGCAGGTTCTGTTCTTTCGGCTACAGATTTGCTCATTCAAGGTGATGGTTCGTCTATTACTTGTACGGTTCTGGACCCAAAGAATCCAAGCTCAAACACCTTTGCGGTTGAAGTCGGAACGACCGATCAGTCATTCTCTTCGTACATCAAGTTGGAAAATCTGAAAATGCCCCCAAGCATCTATGAAGTCAATCTGAGTTCCAAGAAGATTGCTCAGTTCGTTTCCAAGACGATCAACTACGAAATCTACATCGCGAACGAAAAGAACTCTTCCTGGTCTTAATGTGATCATAGATCGGTATGGAATGTGTGTTCTTGTACCGATCTATGTGTATGTATCGTATTTGATACATTAACGGTGTAATGTCCTACTAATGTGACAAAGGAAAAATTTTATTATGAGTTTTGAGAATCAAGTTTGGGAACATAAATATCGTCCCAAGACTATTGACGATACGGTTCTTCCAGCAACAGTGAAGAAGATGCTAAAGGAACAATTAGAGTCCGGTAATCTTCCAAATTATCTATTCTGTGGCCCTCCAGGCACAGGCAAAACAACGTGTGCTTATGCCATCTCTGGCTTCCTTGACGCTGATGTGTTGTTTATCAATGCATCATTGGATGGCAACATTGACACACTTCGTACTAAAATAACACAATTTGTTTCTACCGTTTCATTCACGGACTCCAAGAAAATTGTGGTTCTGGACGAAGCAGATTACTTGAATCCCACATCGGTTATGCCGGCACTTCGTGGATTCTTGGATGAATTCAGCTCGAATGCTCTGTTTATCTTCACGTGTAATTTCCCTGAGCGTATCATCTCCCCTCTGCAATCTCGTCTGACTCGTATTGACTTCAAATTCTCTAAGGATGAAAAACAAACGGCAATGGCTCAGATGTTCAAATCTGCGTGTAAAGTATTGGATTCCGAGGGTGTGACGTATGATAAGAAATCTGTGGCAGGTTTGGTCTCGAAGAACTTTCCTGACTTCCGTAAGACGATTGTTGAGCTTCAACGTTATTCGTCATCTGGTACTATTGATTCCGGCATTTTGGCTACTATTGATGATACTGGCATTAACGAACTTGCAGGCTTCCTGAAGGAAAAATCATTCACCAAGGTTCGCCAGTGGATTGCTAATAACCAGATGGATTCGTCTCAGTTCTATCGTTTGTTCTATGACAAAATTGCTGGACTGCTAATTCCACAATCTATCCCTCAGTTGATTCTTCTGATCGGTGAATCCCAGTTCAAGGCTTCACATTCGATTGATCAAGAAATTAACAATGCCGCCTTCTGCATCCAAGTCATGCGTGACTGCCAATTCCAATGAGCCCATTTGACATTGCAAAATCTATCCTTCAGACTAAGGAAGATCTGTACACCACTGACGAGCTGTTCAACAAAGAATATGCTCCGTTCATGGTAAATCGGATTCTTTCTAACTCTGATCGGACTGTTCTTTTTGCTGAGTGCATGGATAAATATTCTGGGTTAGATAAAAAGATCCAGTATGATTTTTATCTAAAGGGAATTCCACAGAATCGTGCATTCCAAAAGATGTGGTCCAAGAAGGAATCTTCTACCTTAAATACTGACCATGTAGAGTATATTTGTTCTCGGATGAATGTGTCTACTAAGCGTGGTACAGAAATTTATAAATTACTTGGTCCGGAAGCAGTACAAGCTGAACTGGACAAACATGGTGGGAAGAATAATAATGAAAGAACAAAAACCTAGCGTTGGTGTAGAAATTACTTTAGACAAACCTGATTCATTTTTGCTAATTAAAGAAACACTAACCAGAATAGGAATCCCCTCTAAGAAAAACAAAACCTTATTTCAGACATGTCATATCCTGCACAAACAGGGCAAATACTACATTGTACACTTTAAGGAACTTTTTCTACTTGACGGCAAAACGGCCGACATTTCTGAAGATGATTATCGTAGACGGAATACAATTTCCAAATTTTTAGGGCAATGGGGCCTCTGTGCCGTATTAAATAAAGCTGATATCGAATTTTTGTCGTCTGTTTCAGAGATAAAAATAGTACCGTTCAAAGAGAAAAAAGAATGGTCACTGATTGCTAAGTACAC